AGGACTTTCTTTATTTCAACCTACAGAATTAAGTAGAACCAACGCCTATCAAGGAATTGGTGGTATTAATGCAGATAATGTTGCACAATCTTTCTTCCAGTGTTTTTTCAAAGTTCCTATGCCAAAGTTTACCATAACAATTAAAGGATTTTATGGTAAACCAGTTACGTATGAGGTTTTGTGTGATAAATTTGAGACTAGTTTTAATTCAGATACTGGTGATTTTGATATTAACACTAGATTTATAGGTTATAGTTATTCTTTCTTGACTGATATTGTTATGGATGCCTTACTTGCTGCGCCATACTCTGATTATGGCGGTAAAGAGGGTGACTTTAACAAATATTGGGTTCAAGAGATAAACTCTGGTCGTTTTACCATCCAAAACAAGGAGAAAACTGCTAGAGACAATATGCCTACGCTGTATGAAATATTCAGAAATGTTAAGATAGCATTAAAGAACGCAAAAGGTGAGGCAACTATTGTAACAGATGAAGAGAAAACACATGCAGGAGAAATAGATAAATTAAATAACCTAAAAGATTTATACACTTTGTGGTATTCAACTTTATACAATATATGTTGTGAAAGATATGGTAAGGAGTACGTATACCCATTTAAGGATAAGGGGTGTTATTATAGGTTATTGATTTTAACAAATAATAAAACAATTATTCAAGAGGATTTATCATATTCATATGAGAATTTTTTCAGCGATGAATTCAAGGAAATAAACCAAAACCTTAACTCTGCAATTGATGAATATAACCAAGAAAAACACAACTTTAGGAAGATAGAAAACGTTTCTAAAGATTTTTCTGCTTTTAAGAGAGCAAATCTATTTAATAGACTTTTTGTTAATGATAAAAATGAAATAGTATTTAACGGATTCCATAAAGGTAATAACTTACCACAAACTGACGTATTCAGTAAAGTTTTTAGAGGCGTAGAATATAGTGGAGATACTGCCGATGCAGATGCAGAACAGCATAAAAAGCACGTATTGGGTGTAATATATAATGATGGTGTAGACCAATACATTGATTGTTACCCTATTGATGTTGATTATCGCTATATTGATGACAGAATAAAGGCATTGCAAGCAGATGCAAACAGAAATCCTAAAGAAAAAGAAGATGAAAGAAGAATAAAAGCATTAAACAAAGAAATGTTTAGACTTCTAGGGTGGCATCCTTCTGTTGAGAATTTCACTAGAATTATTATGGCACACCTAGAAACACTAATGAAGCAATTATATGATTGTGTTAGTGCTTGTGAAGGTAGAACTGCTAGCCAATTAGGTGTGAGTCTAGGAGAAAACCTAGATGTTCCAAATGCAACGGCAGACCCTGAAATACCACCATTCCCAAGAGTTTATAGACCAGTTGTTGGTGACGATGGTATTACAAAAAACGAGGATACTTGGGTTGGTGAGTTCACTAGTGGCACTGGTTTCCAAGAGGTAGACTTCATTAATGGTTTGTTTAATGGTGCTGAAAAAGTAGTTGCATTATATAAAGCAGCACAAGAAGCAGAAGCACAACGAAATAGAAGTATTTCTGTTGAAGCCTCTAATAAAGCCGTTATTAAGCATCCTTTAACATCATTTGACTTTTATATAAACAAGCCTCCTTATGGTGCATCTAGTGATGTATCATCAGATGAAACTGGTCATGCTCTTGCTGGACGTATTGCAATACGTATGTTTGACATACTAGCAATTAACTATTTTAGAAAGGAGTTTGGGGGTAATTTCTTTGGAACTAAGAATCCTGAATTAGTTGGTAGAGTTGAAGCTGAGAATTTCTATGATACAACTAAAATAACCAATGATAAAATCATTACTATGATAAGAAATGGTGTATTTTCTGAAGATAACATCATTTCTTACATAACAACAAGTAGTGTTGATATGCCTTGGGGTAGTACCCCATTGTTTACAAAAGGTCCTAATCTTTGGTTAGATGGGTATAGGGTTAATAAAACTGGATACGGTAATTCAATATATCCAATTCAAAACATATCATATGGTAAACTTAAAGAGGCACATAATTTACTTAACCAAGGTGATAAAATAACCAATTCTGAAGGTGATATATCGTTGTGGAATATCCCTAATTCAGTTACTGATAAAACAGTTAATACGACTGATAACTATGGGTATGGAACTACTTTAATATTGGATAATCCTAAAGCAATTAAAGAACAATTGCAAGGTGCTAATACTGGTGCAGATAGTGGATATACTGAAATATATGATTTGATTTCATCAGCTTGTTCATTTGACAATGCAAGTAGTTATGATAACTTTGCGACAGTTCCTGGAATTCATTCTATTTCGTCAAAAGTTGTTACTGCTCAAGAACAACCACATAAAGCCATGATTAAGGATGATATGGCATATGTTGTTATTAGCGGAAATCCATATGTATATGGAAATGAAATGCTTAATAATGGATTCTCAATGCAATCTGAGAATGCTAATTTTACTAGCTGCGTTATAACAGAGGTATTTGGAATGTCAAAAGCTAGTAATATGGGTGTTTACTATGTTAACAGACACACTTCATTAGCAAGCCAAATGGCTAACCCATTAGCTGGTAGGGCAGTAGGAGGACACGTATTAAGTAAAGAGGAATCAGAATTAACTCTATGTTTGATGGGTATTCTACTTAATACAGACGAAATAGGAAAATATATTACTAATAGTCGTACTGTAACGTATTTGCCTAAATTGGCTGTTCTACAAATTGGTGCTATTATATACGCTAGTGGTGGTATTCATGCTAATCTATCAGCAGGAAAACTAAGAATGGAGGCTGCTAAATACTTGCCAGTGGCTAACATGAAAGATAATGCATTAGATGCTTATTCAGACAGCTTATTTAACTATATCGCAAGCCTTAATAAAGTAGCAAAACATCAATATGAGAAATACTATATTGATTGGATTGTAGCTAACAAGAGTTATGCAACAAAATTATACAATATAGGTAGTTCTTGCTATTTGGCAACATACGAAGAAAATGGAACAACCGTAGCTGCTAGAAAAGTTCTAAACCAAAATAATGAGTCTGTTCAATCAATTACTAATGAACTACTTAGGGCTGTTTGTATCGTTAGATTGTCTGTGAATCACCATACTAATGAAAAGAGGGGAAGCTATGTATTATCTGAAGGTACTGCTAAGTCATATTTGAAAGGTTTCATAGATAGACTAAAAGAGCTTTATCATATAAATGTTGTTGAAGATGAAAATGGTAACATTGTTAAGACAACTGATGAGCCACATAAGACAACACCAGATATGAAGAAAGAGCTTTATAGATATATGAAGCAGCTTTATGATAAATGGATTCCTATGTCATCATTTAAGAATTGGCAGTTAGAGTCATTCTTTATAACTAATGGTGAAGAAATGGGTCATAAGTTCTATTTCATAGATTCATACTATAATGATATTAGTAACAAGCTATTGATTAACCCTAAGATTATTGCTGAGAAGGTAGAAGCTATACTAAGTTATGAAGATATTAATTCAATGCTTTTAGGCTTCATGGCTGATATGTATTCAGCTAATAAGGCAATGTTTATGTCGATACAGAATTTTGCTGATTTGAAACAGCCTAATTCTATGAATGAAATGTTTACTCCAATATCATACAACAGTATAAAATGGAGTGCAATTAACAAATATCCAAGTTTCGTAGTTGTTTATCCTTATCAAGCTTCAAAGAATCTTAACATTCCAAATGGTGAATACACCAATGACGGATTCATGCTGAATGATGAGTTTGAAACACCAATGGCAATTAGAAGTAAGGGTAATGAAGAAGATGGACATTATAGAATACCAGCATTTGGCGTATCATATGGAAAACAATATCAGAGTTATTTCAAAAAGGTTAACATAAACATGCAGAGCCCAGTAGCTACTGAGCAGTCAATTAGAGCTAAACATGCTATCCTAATTGGGGCAACATCTAGTGGTGAAAAGGGAATTAAGTCGCAAGACTTATATGATGTATATGCTTCACAATCATATACTTGTGATGTCGAAATGATGGGTTGTGCATGGGTACAGCCATTGATGTATTTCGTACTTTTGAATGTTCCTATGTTTAGGGGTTCATATATGATTATGAAAGTTAAACATTCAATAAAACCTGGTGTTATGACAACCAATTTTACTGGCTGCCGTATGGCTAATGTCTCAAATACACTAGTAGAGGATATATTCACTGATGGAGATATTGATGCAACAAATGCTAGTTACCCAGAGTTTGAAAATGAAAGACAACTTTTGGCTGATACAGATAACGACTGTCCATACAAGATTTATCCATTGTGGGAGTCTAATGCTTTAGGTGGTGTGTGGGAAGGAGACCAAAAAGGTCCTAAATTCACTGGTTCTACTACCGAAGAAAAACAAAAAGCTTGGGCAATAGCAATGTTTCATGCATGGCTATCTAAAGGGGTTAATAGTGAAATTGCTAAAATAATTGTGGCTCAAGAGGCAGAAGAATGTGGTTGGGGTAATTCTCAGTGTGCAGCTCATAACTATGGTGGATTTAAACCAGATGACAAATGTAAGGCGTTTAACAGTATTGAGGAATTTGTTGAATACGGCATTAATAACGTATATAATAAAAATTTCCCAGGTGCTTTACAAGCAAAAGACTGGAGAACGTTCTTTAATATTATACAAAACATAGGAGGTAATAATCCTAAAGGTAAAATGTATTGTGGAGATGATACTTGTAAAGGTGATAAGTATTGTGAAAGAATTATGGGTAAAAATGGTGATGGAGGAACATATAAAAGAGTATGTAAATACTTAAATGGGGTTTCCACAACTCCAACTAAATCACCAAGTGCAGAAACTACTGATAAGAAAGATGATATTAAGACAGCATTCTTTAATGCTGTTGACAAGTCAGCACAAGATACTCCATCTATCTCAACTAAGCTTAAAAGAGAAGATAAGCCTAACGATTACATTAGGATTATACAAGAGAACGAAAAGACTGATAAATTACCAAATGTCTTTGATATGATTCTTAATAGTGAATATTACAATTATATTCAAGATATTGGTTGGGTTTATCCAAATGGAGGACTTCAAACAGATGTTGCACCAACGTCAATTTACTGTAAGGTATCACAATCGCCAAACATGAACTCAAAAGGTGTTTGGGTAACACAAGTAGGAGAATCAAGTGGTATGAGAACATTGCCAGTGATACCTACTGGAGAAGGACAAAATAACGGTATGTTATTAAAACCATTGGCTAAAAGAAGGGCTACTGTTGGTAATGATGATAACTTTAAGAAAGAAGTTAAACAGCTTAGAGATTTAAGTGGTCTTGATAAGTATAAGCCACAAGATTGTAACACATTAGTATCTACTAGAAATGGTAGTGGTATTGACGGAGGTAGCAGTGGTTCATTAGAGGGCTATAATGGAAATGTCAAACCTAATACTAGACTTTATACTCTTCTTGACGTTGCAAATAACGGAAAGGCATTGGATTATATGGATTCTGATACATTAGGAAAGAATTATAAGCTAATGGATGCTAGGGTATCTGGAAGTAAAGCATATAAAGGGTGCTGTACATCTGGTCCAACGACTTGGTATAAACGTATTGGTGTTAAACTTACATGGTGGAATGCAAAGGGTGTTGCAACATCAGAGCATGTTACGACAAGAAAATGGTTCAAAGGAAATGGATTTAATATGGTATGGCACGGACATTTATCAGATGCCGAAAAGCTGCCAACAAGTTCATTCTGTCCTGGTGATGTGGCAACGTTCCACGTTTATAATGGAAATGGAAAAGCAACTTCTCATGGTGTAATGTGGACTGGTAAGGATTGGCGTAGTGACTGCATTCAGAGAGCACTTTCATGCTATCCAGGAGGTAAGGATAGAGACGGTAATTATTCAGTATGTATATGGAGAATGCCTAGCCTAGTATCTGAGGGCCTTGGTATAAATAATACGCCTGATTTAACTTAAATTTGGTTTTTTAACATTTTTTATATATCTTTGCATATATTTAGAATGTTATGAAGACTTTAGGATATATTGTTACGGATAGAAAACTGAAAGGCATAGATGGGTTTGTAGAACAAGTCAATGATATTTCGTTGGCAGATTCTACCAAGCCCATCTTAGTCGTTGGTTGGAAGAATGCCAAAAATTGTGACGGTTATGCGTCAATTTTGGAGAAGCAGCTTGGGGAGAATATTTATTGGACGTTTAGTAAGTCTGAAAGCCGTTCTGACTTTGAGGAAGACTTGCAAACGTTCTATAGTATTATATATAATAATATATTAAATAATATTAATTATAATTATATAGATATATTTAAATTAAAATATAATAAATTAAAAAAGTTATATAGTATTTTGTTTTCTAGGGAGTACAAGAATATTTATATTAGTAATGGTGTGGTATACATTCCATATGAAGGTGGTATTTTAGGCTTGTCCTTGGCAGTTCTAGAGTATTGTGGAATTAAGACAGAGAAAGTCCTACAAAGGATTAAATCTAACCCAAACAACAATGTTTTTGAGGATGATAACAAGTTTGTATTCAAACTCACCAAGCGTTTGGGTAATAAGAAATACGCAGTGCCGTATTTCATTTCTAGTTAAAAACATAAAACAATGAGCGTAAATGGAATTATAATAGGAACATTCGTAAAGAAAAATAAGATTCTATCATTTTTGGAAACTCTCAAGCATGGGTTCAAGGTAAACTTAGATAAAGTATTTGTATATTCAATTGATACAAACAAGTATGAATATCTAGTTACCTTCAAGACTTATGATAAGGAAAGATTTATCAAGAATCTTAGCAATGCGACAGTAATGCACGTTAAAAACGGTTGTTTATTCTCCATCAATGCTCTCAATAAGTTAATCGAAAAAGAAAATTCAGACTCTGATAAACCTAATAATGAATATCTGATTGATTGGGATAAATACAAGGATAAACTGATAATCCAGACAAATGGTGAACTTTCCTTGTCAAACCTATCTAAAATAGAGAATTTTTCAATATTTTTTAATTAATTAGATATTTATAGTAAATAATGTTATAATATTATGGGTAGATTTGTTATTAAGCACATTGACAACAGAAAACCACAGGTTAAGATGTATCCTAGTGATGCAAAAAAACCAGTTGTAAAGGAAAATAAAAAAAAAGTAAATGAGCAAGTTATGACAACAAGTGAGAAAATTGCAATGGCTCAGAACGTGCTAAGTGGTGCAGACCAAGCATCACAAGTAAAGAGAGTTAAGAGAGATAAAGGTCTTATTGAGAGAACAGAGAGTTCAAAGACTATTTTAACAGAAGATAATAAGGAACTATTGAACGATTAATATACAAATGGCAACTAACATTAAGTATCTTAAAGAGAATAACTTGTTAGAGACGCATAAACATTTTATGCGTCTCAGTGAGGCATATATACCAACCGTATTACCAGAGGAAGAGATAGAGGAAGCTGGTGATGATATGCAAGACCCTAACGCTATGGGTGGAGACCCAAATGCAATGGGTGGTATGCCTGCTGACGGTGGTATGCCTCAAGACCCAAATGCTATGGGCGGTGGAGACCCAAATGCAATGGGAGGACAAGACCCAATGGCAGGTGGTGCTGACCCTAACGCTATGGGTGGAGACCCTATGGCTGGTGGAGCAGACCCAAATGCTCAAGACCCTATGGCTGACCCTATGGGTGGTGATATGGGTGCTGACCCAATGGGTGAGGAACCAGCAGATGATGGTGAAACAATTGACATTGATGGCCTAACACAAGCAGAAGACAAACTTAATGTTAAGCAGAACCGCATCGGAAGAGATTTGTCAAAGGTTGATAACAGAATCACAACACTTATTAATACCATCAATAACCTATTAACAAAGGTTGATAGTAATAATAGCGAGATTGAATCTCTAAAAGCTGAGTTCGAGAAGAGAAATCCAACCCAGACTGAGAAATTGAATCTTCGTTCATTAGATTCATATCCATTCAACGTAAAACCAAATGAGTATTGGGCAGAAAAAGCAAAAGAAGGTGGATATGAGGCTTATGCAGATAATAATGAGCCTACAACAAAGGAGTACGTCATCACCAATGACGATGTAGATAATCCGTCTGATGATATTGCAAACACATTCTTCAAGATTGATGACGATGACATTCAGACACTTGAAAAAATGTTTAATATCTAATGAAAACAGTTAAGTTATCTGAAGAATCATATAACAAGCTTAAAGATAGACTCATCAATGAGATAAGCTATGGTACTGTTGACCATGCTTATGATAGGGCAAATGACCTTTTCTGGGAAGTTCGTTCAACTTTTGAGGATTTCTACAATGCTCTTGGTGACGCAATGTTCAAGGCTAAATATGACAGTCGTGAAGGGGAACAAACAAGCAATCCTTATCTAGAAAAGATTAAAGGATGTGCTGACATCATCTATGACATGCTGAATAAGAAGAAAGAGCAACAAGACAAATTCTTCGATGCCACAACTGGCAAGATTGACCACAACAAGTTCTTTAAGAGTAAGGAAAGTCAAGAAAACGACATAGATGATATGGATTTGAATTATTTACAAAAAAATTTTACAAAATGAAAACAATGAGATTAACAGAAAAAGAGCTTCACAACATCGTGAAAGAATCTGTAAATAGAATTATTAAAGAGGCTGAAAGTGGTGGATGGGTTGTTGATTCGTCTGAAGCACAAGAGGCTTATAATCTAGCCGTTCAAAAAATGGGAGAGGAAACTATTAATAGTGCTATTGTAAGATGTCTTGGTGATGAAACATTAGCACAATGTCTTGCATATATATTTAGACAATACGATTTTAGAGAATGGCAAAGCCGTTTTTAATATAATAAATCCTAGTTTACTAGGAATAAACTGGGATTTATTTGCTTTTTTAATTTTTTTTTTATATCTTTGCAATGTAAAACTTTTAAGCACGTTTTGACGTGCATGTAAAATAATTTTTTTTTAACAACATTCAATTTATGAACAACAAAAATTTTAGCGTTAATATTGACGCAGAAGCTGTGAAAACTCAGTATGAACAAGAACAAAAAACTTTTACGCCTAAAAAAACTCAATTTAACGAGAAGAATTATTTACAAGCTAGATTGGGTGACAAGGAAACATCAAAAACCTTAACAATTCGTTTGCTACCATTCTCCCCAGAAGGTGGTAGTCCTTTCAAAAAAGTTTTTATGCACACTGTAAAGGTAAATAAAGAAGTTGCACCTAACGGCTGGAAGACTTTTGTATGCCCTACACACAACAAGAAAGATGGCGAGGTAATGGGTGAAGGTTGTCCTTTCTGTGAGACATCAGCAAAGGCAAAGGAGCTAAAGTCAAAGGCATTGGATGAGAGTACAAAGAAGAGATACGGTGACATCGAATTCCTTAATAAAGTTAAGGAAATGTGGATTGTGCGCTGTATTGAACGTGGTCACGAGGAAGATGGTGTTAAATTCTGGCTCTTCAATTCTTCAAAGAAGAAGGACGGAGTTTATGACAAGATTATGAACCTTGCGAAGATTCGTGCTGAAGCTGCTGCAAGAAAGGGAAACAATTACAGTATTTTCGACCTTAACAATGGACTTGACCTTATTGTTACACTTACAAAAACAGCAGACAATAAGACATCAATCCAGATTGTAGATGACGGATTCCCATCACCTTTGACTGACGATTTCGACCTTGGAATGAAATGGATTCAAGACGATAAGAACTGGTATGATGTATATACCGTTAAGTCTTATGATTACATGGCAATTATTGCACAAGGTGGTATTCCTGTGTTCAACAAGGAACTTAACAAGTATGTTGATAAGGAAGAAATGAATAAGATTAAGGAAGAGGCTGAGAAGAAGAGAATAGAGGAAGAACTTACAGAGGAAACAAAGGATTACTCAGCAATTGCAAATGGTAGTGAGATTATTGTAGATGGAATAACCATTACAGCAGAAACTAAAGCAGATGAAACTCAAGAGGAAGAGGATTTGCCTTTTTAGAACTAAGCAATGTTACGATTAATATGAACAGATGAGTAAATTATTCTATTATTATGGGTCCATGGCCTCGGCAAAGACGCTGAGGCTATTGAGCACAGCCTATAACTTTGAAGAAAAGAATGTACAGATAATGGTTCTGAAGCCAGCACTAGATACTAGGGATGGCGAAGGAATTATACGTTCTAGAGCAGGTCTTGAGCGCAAATGTGTGATGATTGATAAAGACATGAATCTATACAAGGCAATCAAGGCTTATAAAAATGTTTTGGCTGCACAGTTTGAAACACTTAAATGGGTTATCATTGATGAATGCCAATTCCTAACTGAAGACCAAGTTAATCAATTGTCAGATGTGGTTGATTTTCTAGATGTCAGCGTTATGTGTTTTGGTTTGAGAACCGATTTTAAATCACAGCTATTTCCAGGTTCAAAACGTCTTTTTGAGCTTGCTGATGACATTGAAGAGATTAAATCGACTTGTGAATGTGGCGATAGAAAGACATCAATAAACGCAAGATTCGATGAGAATGGAGAAATTGTTACGGAAGGTAGCCAAGTTGAAATTGGTGGAAACGATAGATACAGAGCCATTTGCAGAAAGTGTTGGAAAGATAAGATAAGAGACAAAATTTTTAAAGAGAATGCCGAAATTGAATAATTTTTTAAGAGATATAAGTTATGAAGCAACCAATCAAAAAGAAGGAATTTACAAGACCTAGCATTGCTAGTATAAAAGAGAAACTTAACCTAACAAGAAAGTCTGAGTCAGACCTAGTGAAGTCAGTTGCAGATAAGCCAACGGATTTTATTCCACTACCAGAGGCATTCTCTGATGCAATTAAGTTGCCAGGAATTCCAATGGGTTATCTTACAATCGTAACTGGATGGTCAAATACAGGTAAATCAACTATCAAGAACTGTCTTATTGCATCTTGTATTAATAATGGCATATTGCCTGTCATCTATGAGACAGAGAATAACTTTGATTTCCAATATGCTATAGACTGCGGAATGAAAGCAACTCCAGTTTATGGAGATGTTGATGTTGAAGATGTTGATGAGGAAACTGGTGAGGTCACTTATCATAAGGAGAAGAGAATTATTGACTACGATGGTCCTTTCCTTTATTATGATAGTAAAATTTTAGCAGAAAACTATGGCAACAGAGACCATTCAACAGGTAAGGAGACTAAGGAAAGACGTAAGGTTGCAGTTCTTGAGGATATTGCCTATTCAATGAATGAGATTCTTGATGCACAAGATAGAGGTGATATTCAACAGCCAATATGCTTCATTTGGGATTCAATCGGTTCAATTGGCTCTTATAAGTCATATACAAGTAAGACTGGTAATAACATGTTTGACGCAGGTGCTATTGCACAAGCATTCAACAGCATTATCAATGATAGAATTCCATCTTCAAAGAAGATTAGTGAACCTTATACAAATACATTTTTCTGCGTAAACAAGATTTGGAATGACTCAATGAACTCAATGGGTGGTGTTCCATCAATCGAGTTGAAGGGCGGTAAGACAATGTTCTACGGAGCAAGATTAATCATCCACCTTGGAGGTATTGGTAAAGCAGCTACAAAGAAGCTTGATGCAACTGCAAAGGGTAGTAAGTATCAATATGGTATTACTACTAAGGTAAGAACTACAAAGAATCAGTTGCCTACACCTTGGAATGTTACATATGAAGGTGAAATGTCATGCGTACATAATGGACTAATAAATCCAAATAGACTAGATGAGTATAAGAAAACATATATGAAGGATATTCTAGCTAAGTTGGAGGAAGTCAGTGGAGGACAGCTAAATGCTGATGAATCTGACATCAAGTTCACAGAAGAGGATACTAATGAGTAATGAGACTGAAGTTTAACGATTGGATTGATGAATCTGAATATACTTGGGAAGTAGTACATGACGATACATACTTTGAACCACATTCAGAACAATTCAGATATAGGACATTTGAGGAATGGGCTAGGTATTATGAGCCTATACGAACAATACATTTGGAAGTTCATTTTATAATACATCGCTCAATAGAGCAAATTGAAATGGATTATACCATAAACCCTATGGATGGTATAACAGTAAATAACGCAATAAATCAAGTGGGAGGATAAAATTCTTCTCACTTTTTTTGTTTTTTTTAACTTTTTTTTATATATTTGCAAAAATTAACAATTCATAATAATGGGAAAAATACTTTTAGAATCAAAAATCGTAAACGACAACTTTACGAAATATCTCTATGATAACTATGATATTCAGAATAGAGATATTACAACTACAGAAGTTCCTCTACCATCACATGAAGACATGGAAGAAATGAATTCTAGCCATTGGAATATAATGTTAATATGTGGCAAGAGTGGTAGTGGAAAATCGACAATTTTAAGAGAGATAGGCAATGTTAAACCAATCGAATATGACTATAATAAAGCAGTGATTAGCCAATTCGATGGTTACACTGAAGAAGAAGTATGCGACTTATTGGGGGGCGTAGGACTTTCCTCAGTTCCTACGTGGCTTCGTAAGCCTCAAGAATTATCCAATGGGGAAAGAGCAAGGCTAGACTTATGCAAAGCCATCTATGACGCAGGAAAGGGGCAAATAATCTATGTGGATGAGTTTACTAGCGTTGTGAACAGAGACGTTGCAAAGTCAATGAGCCATGCGCTCCAAAGGTACATAAGACAGAAGGATTTGAAAATAGTTATTGCATCGTGCCATTTTGACATTATTGAATGGTTGCAACCAGATTATGTATTCAATCTCAATCATAGGAATGAAAATGGTGATGTCGAAATGGAAAAAATGGAATATGATGAAAATAAAGACTATTCAGTACATCAGTCTGTCAGAGAAACTGAGGTACTAAGTGAACCAAGAGTAATAAATTAATGCAATGATATAGAAGTTGGTATAAAATAACTTATTTTTTAAGAAAAATCTTTAGGATGTGACCAAGGTTTAATACTCCTTGTGTCTGGCATACCTTTTGATAAAGGATGCTTTATATTAAATTCATCCACTATTTTAATACCATTTTTTTGGCAAAAATCGAGGCATTCTTTATATGTTTTAAACCCTTCGCTTTTAATAGGACGTTCTAGTTGATAGCTATCTTTTATTGGGTTATAATATGCTTTGTTACTATATTTAACAACATATGGGAATCTTCCTTGAAAATCAGTATAATCAAATAACGCAAGATACGTTATTGTAGCAAAACTACCTTCAACAATTTCTATATGATTTGTTTCATTAAGTATTTTGCTTACTGATTCTTTAATAATCTTATGTAAGTCTGATTCAGTTAATCTTATAAGTTTATTCATATTATTTGTGCATTTTCTAATAAATATCAATATAAACAAAAAATTTGTGCCAACTGCTATATTATTGCCTAAATTAAAATAAACATTTAATAAAGATGAAAAATTATGGATGAGAAAGTATTGAAATTAGTTAGAGATTATGTCATTGAACATTTAGACAAATCTGACGAAATGCCTCAGTTTGAGGTTTTTACTGTATGGAAATCTAAGATACTACAAAATTGGAAGTATTTGGCATCAACAACACTACCAGATGGTATGTATTACGAATTAACATATGATGGCGATAAAAAGAGGTGGTATCTTGATGCATATAAGAAATTTGATAACAAGTGTATTGAAGATTGATATATGGACGTACAAGAGGCACTTAGATTACTAGAGTACTATAATAAGTGGAGAAAAGGCGCTGACATTCCAATGCTGCAACCAAAAGTTTTAAGTGAAGTTATTGACACAATCATTAATGAATTTAAAAAATAATTTGTAAATTTTATTTTTTTATTATATATTTGCAGTATGGAGTTAAAAGATATTATTTCATGGAAAAGTGTTGATGAGCTTCCTATGGATAACCCTTTCTATAAGAAGGTATTAATTCTATCTGAGGGTAGACTTAGTGGAAGTACATCACTGTATGTATCTACAGATTATTGGCAAGTATTCTTCGATGAAAGAGACTTTGGAGAAGAACAGTTTTATGACAAAAAAGTAAAATTCAATGACCAATACTATGCCTACGGTAGATTCGGTGAGAGAAAGATACCACTTGATAAGATTAAAGGGTGGATGTTTGCAGACGATTTAATAGGATTATACAATGAAAGAGGATAAGTTACAAGAGCTTAAAGCAAAGTTCATGGAAGAGTTAAAAAACAGACCAAAGGTAGAACCAAAATGGCCTTATGAGATGTTTGGAATTGAATGTGGTGAAGGTTGGAAAGTACTTTATCAACCAGTCATTGACTACATTGACAAGTACAATGAAGACCATGAAGAGAAGATTGAGATTCACCAGATAAAAGAGAAGTTTGGCGGTCTTAGATTCTATACTAATTTCAAAACAGATGCACTTATGGCAATGATTGAGGATGCCGAAGAAAGGTCATATAACGTCTGTGAGTCTTGTGGAAAGCATATTGATAAACCTATCTGTGAAAACCATTGGATTTATGCGGAGTGTGAAGAGTGCCATCAGAAATGGCTTGATAAACGAGCCAAAGCTTTCGAAGCTTATGAAAATAAGGTAAAAGAAAACAAGGCAAAAAGTGAAAGTAATAAAAGTTAATCACAAAAAAGGGCAAAGACCATATATTCAATTAACTGTAAGGAGAGTTGAGCCAAGCGTTTGGAGAAGTATGGGATTCGCAAAGGAACATTATCTAACAGCAGAACTTAACAAATCATGCAAATGCCTACTATTTGAGTGGGATGGAGTACCTATAGGATTCGCTGGAATACTTAACACTCCACGTAAAGGAATACCTTATGGCTGCTCAATATCAAGAATAGTAATATTACCAGATTATCAAGGGTTAGGACTTAGTACAATTATTTTTAATTTCTGTGGAGGTATTGTCAAATCTTTATCTGATGGAGAACATGATTATAGGTTATATATTAAGACAGCACATAGGAAATTCGGTGAAGCACTTGGTAGGAATCCAAATGTAAGAGCTACGATGTTTGATGGGAAAGGAAGGGATAAAAAAGCCATTGAGCACGATAATCACAGATACCGTAACAGATTACAACGTGTTTCATATTGTAAAGAATATGTTGGTGAGCCGATTGACGGATACCAAGACTTGTTAAGGCCAATAAGTGAAATGAGAAAAGAAAAGAAGGGAAATTAATTCTCTTCTTTTTTGTTTTTTAACAATATTTTATATATATTTGCATAAAAATGGTTTTATGAAACAAGTAACAAAGCGCAACAAGAAGGATGAATCATTTTATTCGGTGATTGTAGATGGGAATAACCTATTAAAAATATCTTTAGTTGATAAGACAATGAACAGCAAAGGGGAGGAATATGGTGCTGTTGTGTCTTTTTTGAGAATGTTGGGTAACATTTTAAACAAGAAGGATTTCAATTATTGTATAGTTTGTTTTGATGGAGTTGGGAGTGGAGTATTAAGATGGGAGTACTATAAGGATTACAAGGCTAATAGAGACAAAAATTATAGTCTGCATGACCCTAACATGAGTGATTATGATAGGAAAATACTTGAATACCAGAATAAGGTGTTATCTTACTCTAGGAAGATGAGAGATAAGAAAGAGGATAATGATGATGAGGCTTTTGAAAGAGAAAAGTCTATTATCAATGCAATTCTTGAAGAACTTTGTGTTAGGCAATACGAATATGAGAATGTTGAAGGTGATGATATAATTGCCTATTACGTAAAGAATAAGAAACCGAATGAAAAAGTGGTTATAGTTTCATCAGATAAAGACCTAACGCAGCTAATATCAGATACGGTTATTATATACAATCCTAGAATGAAGGATTTTGTCACAAAGGATAATTCAGTAGAGAAAATAGGTATCACACATGAGAATGTTGTGTTGGAGAAAATACTTTGTGGTGATGCATCCGATAATATAAAAGGAGTTAAGGGTATAGGTGAAACAACATTGATAAAGTTGTTCCCTCAGATAAAAGATACAAAGACCGATTTAAACACCATTATAGAGCGTTCAAAACAGTTGCTTGAAGAGAGAGCACAGAACAAGAAAAAACCTCTCAAATCGCTCGAAAACATTGTTAATGTGGTTACGGATGGATGCCAAGGGGATAGACTTTATGAGATTAACCAAAAAATAATAGATTTATCAGAACCATTATTGACAGATGAAGCTAGGGAGTCGCTTACTGATGAATTATATGGCATAATGGATACTAGCGATAGAGATATAAAGAATGTATATAAGCTCGTAAATGAGTTTGACCTAACAGAATTGACAAACGAAGAGAAATTCAGTAATTTGTTTTCTCCTTTTGGAAGAATTATTATGATGGAAAATAAACGTTTTAGAGAATATGAAGAATTTAAAAAAAATAGTAGAAAGGGCTAAAGTAAATAGGTTGTTGTTAATTGATGATGAACCTAAGATTTATGATACCTATAATCTATTAATAAAATTTAAGAAAGAAAATATAAAAAAATATATAAGGTTAAAGACTTTAATATATTATTTCCCTAGTATTGCCAAGATTGATTCATATTTACTAGAGAGGGCTTTGAATAATCCAGAAACAGTAAGACTTGTGTTAGATGACGGTGAATATTCTTATAAGCCACTAGATGATTTCTACAAGAAAAAGTATGGAACAGAACCGTATTCTGATGAATTTTTGACTATCGAGGAATTTTGTGAGGTATATGGGATTTAAAAAAATTTAATTATTTTTCTATTTTATTTGTATTTTAACATTTTTTTTCATATCTTTGCATTGTGAACGAGATATTTTAACAATATATGTTTAACTTTTAACAATTTATTTTATGGAAATTAATAAGGAAATCAAAGATTACAAAGAAGAGAGATTTGAGTTTACAGTGTTTGTAAATGATAACATCATTTGTAAGAGAAATTTCAGAATCTACAATTTCATTGAAAACAGTATGAATACATTGGAGTTCAAGGAGAAAGTTGATGAAATTGTCGGCATTATTGATGATGATTTGAAGTCAAAGAGTAGAGTTTATACGTGGTATTACTTTAATCCACAATTCCCAGATGATAACGAAGAGTTCATTAAACCACTGATTGAGCCTTGGGCTTGCACTTTCAAGCTTGTAATCTCTGATAACAAACGTGACGTAATCACGAAGATTTGGGATGGATACGCTTATCCGAAGTATATCCGTGAGAAAGTAGACCTCAGTAACAAGAATGTAAAGGTCACAAACAAGGATGGCCAAACCTTTGTATATGATAAGGAGACTTTCTTTAAGGTCAATGCAGACAGGCTCTCATTTGAGCATGAGGTGCTGAAGGGTATGATTATTGATAAGCCAGATGTACTGTTACAAATCACAAAGAAAATATGTGAAGCTTGCTCACCAACAAAGGATGAGATTAAGGACAACAGCCAAAAGGGTTATTTCGACCCACGTGAAAACAATAAGTATCTCAGCAAGTACACTGTCATTGATGAGTACGGCAATGACAAGAAGTTTGAGAAAGCAAATGGCAAAAAGGTGAAGCCAAAGAAGTATTCTTACAGTCTCTATTTAGCTAACAAGAAGATTGAGAGAGATTGGGAACGTGCCGTACAGAAGAAAACAAATAAGTACTTTAAAGACTTATATTAATAATTGAATTAAAAGTGGGTTTTAATGGCTCAGAAAAGAAGTGATTTAGGATATTTAGGTGAAACATTCCAATACCGCCTTACACATGAGTTTATGGAAAATCACACTTTTTTCGAGGATTTGAGCAGTATCATAGACCAAAATATGTTTACTGACCCAAACCTCAAGACATTTGTCGGTGTTATGAAAAACTATTATGAGAGGGAAGGCCATGTTCCCTCTTATGATATGTTAGAAGTTGAATTGCGAGATATTTCACACTCAGATAAAGAGATTGAAACATATCTCGCAATTCTTGAAAAGGTTCGTAACTCAGCAAGTGATGGTGTGGAGAGAACAAGGGAGTTAGCAGAGAAGTTTTTTAAACAGCAGAATATCATTAGGACAGCGAATGAAATTCTAAAGATAGCTGGAAATGGCGATACAAATCAATATGAGGCTTGTGTTGACCTTTTAAATGATGCAATGACAAAAGGAACGCACAATGACTTTGGAGAGGGTTTATTCGACCACATAAATGAAACACTTTCTGACGATTATAGAGTTCCAATCCCAACAGGTATTGGAAAGATTGATGAGGCACTTGAGGGTGGACTTGGTAAAGGTGAGTTAGGCGTAATTATTGGTCCTACATCTTTTGGTAAGACTAGTTTAACGACTGCAATGGCATCCCATGCAGCTTGTAATGGATATAAGGTATTACAGATTGTATTTGAGGATAGAATCAAGCAGATTCAGAGAAAACACCTTGGTCGCATTACAGGTATTGAAGCAAAAGACCTTTCAAAACCAGACGTAATTGACTTGGTTAGGCAGACAATTGATGCTTTTCCTCAGAAAGAAGAATTGGAAAAGAACTTAAGGATTGTTAAATTCCCAAGTGGTGAGAAGACAGCAAGGCAGATTGAAAGGTTCATTAAAAAACTTATAAATAGTGGCTTTAAACCAGATTTAACGATTATTGACTATTTTGAATGTCTTGAGCATGAGCCAGACAAATCATCGTCAAATGAGTTCTCACAAGAGGGTAAGACTATGCGTAGGTTCGAAGCAATGGCTGGTGAACTTGACATGGCGATTTGGATACCGTCTCAAGGAACAAAGGACTCAATCAACTTGGAGTTGGTTACGATGGATAAGATTGGCGGCTCAGTCAAGAAAGCTCAGATTGCTCACGTAATCATGTCTATTGCAAGAACAGTTGACGATATAGCGAATAATAAGGCAACAATTGCGATTTTGAAGAACAGAGCAGGTAAGAGTGGTAAGGTCTTCAATAATGTGGAGTTTAACAATGGCACATGCCGCATTAGTACTGATAATGTGGATGAGTTGGATAGCTTGTTTGAGCTTCAGCAGAAAAAGAAAGATGCATTGTTTGAGACACAGAAAGAAATAGCTAAGAGTCTTACCAAAAAGCACAACTAAATATTCAGAAAGAGATTTTTAACGGTGTAAAAAGGGGTAAAAATTTTACTTAAAAATATTTTTCATCTAGACATATTTGGTTATCAGAGGTTTATAATTTTGGTAGCCAAATTTTTTATTTTTTAGTGAATTTTTGCTTGATTTTCATATATTTATTCTTACATCTAGATTGTTAAAAATAAAGGTTAACCGACTAAGTATTAAAATAATAAAATTAAAAAAGTTTTGCTTTAATGGAAGTAAGAAAATGTGATGGCTCGTTTGAGGAGTTTAACCCAACTAAGGTAAAAAAAGGGATTCAAGAAGCTTATACAATGGCTGGAGAAAAGAAAAATAGCGAGCAAATAAGCGAAGTTCTTGAGGAAGTTTGCAACAGTGTATATGATGGAATTACAACACAAGAAATAAGGCGTATTATAGAAAATAGACTAGTAAAAAAGAATTTCAAGGCTGGTCGTCAATATATTCTTTATTGGGCTAAAAAAGAAGCGGTAAATCAATTTGTAATAGACAAAGAAAAATTTATTGCCAAATATAAAAAATCAAATAACAATGCAGATGCTACCGTAGATGACAATTCAAATACCAATGGGAAAAATATAAGTTTAATTAATGCAGAGATACACAAATCTGATAACATACTTGTGAGTAGGGGTATGGTTACTAGAAAGCTTAATGAATTATACCCTTCTTTTAACAGTAGAAATTACATAAAAGACTTAGAAAGTCATATTATATATAAACACGATGAATCTTCCTTTGCTGGTGCGATTGCTCCATATTGCTGTTCAATTTCAATGTATCCATTCCTTATAAATGGAATTGAAAACGTTGGAGGTCTGTCCGCTGCCCCTAAAAATATAGATTCTTTTTGCGGAATGTACTGTAACTTACTTTTTGTGGTTGCTTCTCAATTCGCTGGTGCTGTCGCAACTCCAGAATTCCTTATGTATTTTGATTATTTCGCAAGAAAAGAATGGGGTGATGATTACTATAAACACGTAGAAGAAGAAATTAGTTGTGGAAGCGTCAAACGAATAAAGACAATAAAATCGCAAATACACCAATATTTTCAACAAATAATATATACAGCAAATCAACCAGCATCTAGTCGTAATGGTCAATCTTGTTTTTTAAATTTCTCTTATTTTGATAAACCATTTTTTGATGCCATGTTTGAAAATTTTTATTTTCCAGACGGAACTAAACCTTTATGGGATAGTTTAAATTGGCTGCAAAAAGATTTTATGATGTGGTTTAATGAGGAAAGACTTAGGTGTTTACTTACATTCCCAGTTGAATCTTTTGCGTTAATATACAAAGATGGCAAGTTTGAAGATGAAGAAAATGCGAAATTTGTCGCAGATGAGTTGGCGAGAGGACATTCGTTTTTCATTTACATTTCAGATACAGCAGATAGTTTAAGTTCATGCTGCCGTTTGAAAAATAAAATACAAACAAATGAGTTTAGTTTTACTAATGGCAATATCGGTGTCGAAACTGGTAGCAAATCAGTAATAACACTTAATCTTAATCGAATAACGCAAAATTTCTGTAAAAAAGAATTCGGTAATAGACCAATGTTCAAAAATTTTACAGAAGAAAATTTAGAGAATTTCAGAAAACATATTGTTAGAATATTGGAAAGGGTATATAAATACCACAATGCATACAATGAGTTGTTGTGGGATATGTATAATGCAGACCTATTACCAGTGTATAAAGCTGGATTTATTGATTTGAATAAACAATATTTAACAATTGGCATTAATGGGTTAAACCAAGCTGCTGAATTTTTGGGGTTAAAATGTAGTAAAAATAAACTATATAGTGATTTTTGCCGATTTGTTTTTGGAATAATAAAAAACGAAAACGAAAAGCATAAAACAAAGAAAACGACATTTAACACAGAACAAGTACCAGCGGAATCTTTAGCTGTTAAAAACTATAACTGGGACAAAGAAGACGGATATTGGGTACCAGAAGATACAAATCTTTATGCTAGCTACATATTTAAGCCAAATGAAGATGATAGTGTTTTGGATAAATTATATATGATGGGTAAAGAATTTGCAACAGACCAACTAGATGGCGGTGCAGCGGCTCACATAAATCTTAATGAACATCTTTCTAGTAAACAATATTTTATGCTATTGGAATATTCGGCTAAAGTTGGGTGTTCATATTGGACAGTGAACGTCCCTAATGCAAAGTGTGAATGCGGATTCATAACTAAACACCCAATAACAGAATGCCCTAAATGCGGTAGCAAAAACATTGAATACTACGATAGAGTTATAGGCTATCTTACAAAAATAGATAACTGGTCAGAAGGTAGAAGAATAGAACAGAAAAATAGAAAATATTTAAAAGAGAACCAAATAGGAGATTAAAAAAAGAGCGTTTGATACGCTCTTTTTCCTTCTTATTGATATTTATTATTAAAGGTTTAAGTATGAAAGGAATAAAACAAGAGGTCAAAGATGTTGATGCTTTAGTAAAGATGTTTAACGAGTGCATCCCAGTTAACACTATTGCAGAAACGTTTGGTATTGGGCGTAAAGCTGTTGACAGAAAAATAAAAGAGCTTGGCTTGGTTAGACCAAAATCTATGATGACTAGGGAACAATATGATGATAGTAAAGATGAACAAATTATTAGTTTATACAATTCTGGAAAAAGTCCAAACGACATCGCCAAAATAGTTGGGCTATCTAGATGTGGGGTGAAAAACCATTTAAAGCATTGTGGTATTGAACTTAGAGGAATTTCTGAAGGGTTGTTTTCATATAATAATAAAGAATTCCCAGAAGAGCTTAGAAACTATGAAACGTTGTATGATTTATATGTAGTTCAAAAATTATCTAAAAAAGATATTGCTGAAACATTTAACGTAGCCCCAAGCGTTGTCAATAGATGCTTAAAAGAAAATAACATACACGTGAGAGGAAGCTCTGAAGCTAAGTTTGGGCTAATGGTTGGTGATAAACATCCAAACTGGAAAGGTGGTAGGGCTAATCTATATGTGAGGTTAAGAGAATTTTTTAAAGTCCATCAAGTACAAAAAGTACTTGAGAGAGATAATTATGAATGCCAAATGTGTGGGAGCAAATATGGCTTACAAGTACACCATATAAAACATTTTAAAGATATTTTTGAAGAAATATTATTAGAAAATAAAGATTTTAAAAATAATGAAGACGAGCTTTATAAGATAATTACAAATGATAAAAGATTTAATGATTTAGATAATCTTGTTACATATTGCAAAGAATGTCATTTATTTAAAGTTCATAAATATAAAAAACATAAAAATTATGGTAGAAATATATAGAAAAGTAGGTTGGAAGCTTAACCCTAACGATAGGGTTGTAAACGCAATCTTGAGAAGATGTGAAAAGTGTGATGGATTATGCCCTTGTACACACGATTCTGAGGATTATGAAGGCAAGGATTTACATTGTCCATGTACTGATTACAGATTAAAAGATGTATGCGAATGTGGATTATATGTATTAGATGAAACAAAAATGCCAAAAATAAAAATATAAGATTTATGGTAAAATATTATAATGCAATGGTGGTATTTGAGGAAATACCAGATGAGATTACTTTAGCAATCAATATCACGAACTGCCCTTGTCATTGTAAGGGATGCCATTCAGAATTTTTATGGGAAGATAAAGGGATTTCACTAACTACAGAAGAGTTAGATAGACTTATTGAGAAAAATGATGGAATAACGACTGTTTGTTTTATGGGTGGTGATGCAGAGCCGCAAACGATACATGAATTGGCAGAATATGTGCATGAGAATAAACATCTAAAGGTTGGGTGGTATAGTGGAAGAGATACATATTATAAAAGTATCAATTTCCATTATTTCGATTACATTAAGTTAGGACATTACGATGAGGAATTGGGCGGTTTGAATAAAAAGACCACAAATCAAAGACTTTATAAACTGAAACATAAGATTTTTGAGAGCGAGGGTGTTGAACAGATTGATTTTGAGGATATAACAAGTAAGTTTTGGAAATAAGGTACTATTTAGGTAGTACCTTTTTTTGTTATCTAATATTTATAGTAAATAAATAAATTACTATGGTATTAACAGAAGATGTAAAGGCACTGTTTAGAACAGTTAGAACGATGTTAGGCGCTCCAGTGAGAAATGTGCAGCTTGAAGATGAACAATTATGTGATTTATTGGATGTTGCCATTGGTGACTATGCTGAGAAGGTTCAGAACTGGGTCATTGAAACACAGTGGCTAAACTTACAAAATACAAGTCAAATACAATTTCAAAATGCTAGTGAACTAGCATATGCAATGACTGTTCGCACAATGGATTGGTCTCGTGATTTCTCGTATTGGTTCTCTCGTGAAGTAGGATTGCAACAGAGAGGTCATTATGAGTTGAAGAAAGATTTTTTCCAAGTTGAAAGAGGAAAACAAGTATATGTAATCCCAGCAGGCAGAGAGATTAATCGTGTTATGTATGTAACGCCATCTACAACCAAAGCAGCTTTATATGGAAATCTAGGAACATTGGACACTGGTATTGGAGGTGGTTTTGGACAGTATGGAAACATGGGTAATGGTATGGGAATCACTGGTTTTTATGTTGGTTCTGCATATGATACTGCCCTTATGTCTGCTGACCTTAAATATAAAAACTCATTATTAAGAGGTGACTTAGCATATCAAGTCACAGCAGGCCCAGAAGGAACTCATCTTGTGCATTTGCTTTCAGTTCCAGGTTCTCCTAATATGGTTGGCGGCATTGCTGCTGATGATACTTGGGGGTGGAATAAGTATGCTAGCTGTTATGTATGGTATACATATTATGACGTTGCTAGCGGCTCTGAAGATGATATTGAACAATGTATGTTGGAAAATAAAGATGATATAATCATTACACCAGACCAAGTTCCATTAGACAAGATGAGGTATGAATTAATGAATAATCCATCACAACAAATAATAAGGCGTTTATTGGTTGCAGAGGCTAAAATTTTGCTTGGTATCATAAGGGGTACATATAGTGGCGCTGTTAAGATACCAGAGGCTGAAATGCAGATGGATTACAACATGCTTCTTGAGCAAGGTAAGTCTGAGAAAGAGACAGTTTTAAATGAATTAAAAGAGCGTTTAGACAGAATGACCCCTTGGAATCTTATGGAAAAACAAGCCACGATGAATGACCAATTGATTAAGGTTTTGAAAAATAAGCCGTTAGGGTTTTACGTTAGGTAAAGATAAAAATTAAGGCTGAGAAGAATATCTCAGCCTTTCTTGTTTTTTGTTTTTCTTTGTTTATCAATTTTTGCGGATAAATTTGCTAGGAATTTTTGATTTTTTGGCGAATTATATGAAGCATACTCTTTTTCAGTAATCCATCCGTTTTCGTATAATTTTTCAATGACCTTTTCGATTTCATCTTTTTTGAAAAGATTTTTAAAACCGTTTGCTGCAACCAATCCATGATATTTTACATATATTGTATAAGGTTTTCCAGTTTCATTTTTGGCAAAGCATACACCGCATTGGTCACAATGTGTTTCGCCTCTACTACAAGGGCATTTATAGAAATATTTTCCATTAACCATACCTAATACTGGTTGTCTATCTTTAACAGTATCCCCACCTTCTAGGCTGTTATAAAATTTATCACCTACAGCTTTAAACATTCTTGGTTCAGCCTTACCTAAATTAATCCCTTCGTGCGAAGGATTTATTGCCATTTTATCAGAAACTTGTGAAAAATCTAGATTTCTTGCCGTATATGCATGTGTGTTTATACCATATTTTTTTTTTGATTTTATCAGCGAATTTAGCCCAAAGGTTTACAGCAAGTTGGCATTGGAAATCACCAGTTTCGTTTATTCTTACATCTGTTATTTTATTTTCAGATTGTTGTATTCTCAAAAAATTTTTTTCTTCATCTGTTAAATCTCTACCTAGTCTAATTTTCATTTTTGCATATTCTTTTTTATATAAGTTTTCAGAATATGCGTTACCCAATTGTATATAGGTTTCAATTAAGCTGAAATAGTCTCTCATTGGCTTTTTATTGCCGTGTTGGTATTGTTGCAGCATTTGAGTATGCATCAAGTCAGTTTTCCACCTATTAGTAAGAACGCTAGATTTGTCTTTTGAAGAATATTGATTTTCAGCTCTTTGCGCATAGCAAGCACCGTTTGTAATTGTGCATAATCCTAAATAATATGAAGGGCACATTAATGAAGATGACATGTTAATAATAAGAACGCTAGATGGTAGTTTATCATTGCCAGCATTACAGATGTTCCTAGGAACACTCATGAATTCTTCACCCATTGATTTGGCTTTTTCTATTGTAATGTCATAGATTTTTTCGCTGAGTTCACCAAATACTTCATCTTGCAACATTTTCTGTTTTCTATCAATTGCAGCCCAAATAGCTTTAATATTGTCTTCAGTGGCTGTTTTCCTATTATATGCAACGTTCTCAGCCTCAAGTATTATAAGATTTTTGTATTGCTCGTTTGTTATGTTTACTTTCATAATAATTCTTATTTATAATATATAAATATAATGTATAGCGATTAAATAACATATAAAAAATGTTAATTTTTAACTAAAAAATTTGGTGGTTTCAAAAATTTTTCGTATCTTTGCATCAACAAACGATAAATTGTTTAGAAAATGAAGAAGTTTTTAGTGTTTATGACTGCAATGATGATGTTTTCGGCATCATACGCAGATGAAATTGTTTCAGACGAGATTGACAATGATTCACTCATTACTCAGAATCTCGATGAGTTGACCGTTACATCTTTCTATCGCACAGCAACCACTCTTGGTTCTGTTGTTGATTCAAAGTCTCTCATTAAAGCTAACTATGGCCAGGAGCCTTCTTGGCTGTTTGCTAAGATGCCATCAATCTTCGCATTCAGTGATAACGGTACTGATTTTGGATATGGCTATTTCCGTATTCGTGGTCTTGACCAAACTAGAATCAATGTGACCCTTGATGGTATGCCTTGGAATGAGGCAGAGGATTTTGGTTGCTATTTTGCTAATAGTCTTGACATTATGGCAGATGCAAGCTCAATTAGTGTAGGGCGAGGCACTAGTACATACAATCCAGGTACGTCAAGCTATGGTGGAAGTGTAAACATTGAGTCAACCAATCTTTTGAAAGATACCACATCGTATGTTGACTTTGGAGGCGGCAGCTTTAATACCTATAAGAGTTCTGTAAGTTTCAATAGTGGACTCATGGGTAAATGGGCATTCCATGCACGTTTAACTCAGTCGCAGACGGACGGTTATAAGGAGCATAGTTCTAACAACTCTAAGTCAATCGGATTGAAGCTTGGTTATTTCATCAACGATAAGTCATCAATTGACCTCCTTTCCATCACTGGCTATCATCGCAATGGACAAGGTTATATTGGCTCTACATTGGAGGAATTGTCAAATAATCGTAAGGACAATGGTTGTAGTGAGTTAGAGGATGATAATTTCTTTCAGACTGTCAACAAGATTCAGTACAATAGTTGGCTGAGTGATAAGGTGTTGTTCACATCTTCACTTTATTGGAATATGCTGTTAGGAGAGTATCGTTTTGACCTCGACAATTATCTCTATAAGATTTGTGGAGATAGTGAGACCAAGACTGGTATGCTCTATAACTACGGACTGAAGCAGCACATGTACGGTGGCAATGCAGCAGCACGATATTATTTCAACAAGGGTAATGTAACGTTTGGAACTAATATATATAAGTTTGAGCGTGAGCATTACATGGATGACCGCAATATTGATAAGGCACGTAACATAGACCCCTCTGAGTATTACGACAATCGTGGGCATAAGTTCGATTTTGAGGTGTTTGCCAATTTGAAGAAGGAGTTTGGCAACCTCACAACATCAATCAATGCTCAGTATCGCCACGTAAACTTTTGGTATCGTGACTTGCTTGACCCAAGTGTAGTATATGACGAGAATACCAAGTGGAATTTCCTTAACTTTGGCGCAAGTGCCGAGTACAAGTTCAATAGTCATAATGAGCTTTATCTGAAGTATGCACGTGCTCACCGTGAACCTACACGAACTGATATGTTTGGTGGAAACGAGTGGTATACTGGAGAGCTTACAACTACAGATGCAGAGATTTCCAATGACATTGAATTGGGTTGGAATGTAGCAACGAAGAAGTTGAACATGAACCTCAACCTTTTTGCAATGCTGTTTGAGAACGAGAGAGCACTGACAGGTACAATCGGTCTGAATGGACTCCCAGAACATGAAAAGGCTGACAATAGTCACCGTATCGGTATTGAGTTCTATGCTGACTATGAGCCGTTCAATGGATTTCACCTCATTAACAATTCGTCACTGTCTAACAACAAGGTAGAGACCGCTACGTTTGGCAAGAAGAGCCATGTAATGACTCCTAACTGCACGTTTAGGCAGAATGCTGAGTATCGTGGCAAGAACTATTCAGTAGGTCTTGAATACAGCTATCGCAATCATATGTATATTGATGCGGCAAATGAGTATTCAGTACCTGACGCATGGCAGCTTAATCTCTATGGTAGTTATAGCATTAGCAAGTATATCTTGAGTGCTCATATAAACAACATTACCAATAGGGATAACCTTCAGACAGGTATTCTTACCAACACAAACGAGCCTCGTTACATGGTGGACATTCCCATCAGTTTCTATGCATCGGTTAAGTATGTATTCTAAGGAATATTAAATAAAGTTAAAAATTGGGTTAGTTTTTTGCTAATCCAATTTTTTTTCGTACCTTTGCAGCAGAAAGTAAAAATCAATCAATATGTACAAGACATTTAAAGACGCTTGGGAAAAAACCAAGAAAAAGTATGAGTACGGAAAACAGTATATTGACCTAGAAACAGACCAATATATTGTTATTTGTCCTTTCATTCCTCACATTCTACGTGAGCTTAATGATGAATTGGAAAGGGATGAGTCTAAGTTCCATATGTGCCACTGTCTTTGTTATTCGTTTGAGGCATTTTCGATGTGGTACAGAGTCTTATATAAGGATGGACGTGTAAAGACATTCTTTATCCGCAAGGACATCAATCTAGGGGTTGATTATCATAAGCAGCCTCTTACTGCTGAGTTCACTGGATGGGTAGATTTCTCTAATAAGGATTTCCTTTATTTCACCCACCTTGTAAATAATCATGCTGCCACTGGATATTATGGTGATGGTAATGAATTTGCTTGCGAGAAGTGTGCTTGTAGTGATAGAATTGACGAAAGCTGCAAGTGCGAGGTTAACGAGGTTAATCATGCGGTGCATGAGATTTTTGACGAGTTGTTTAATCTTTATGACTTGTACGCTGACAAGTTGGAAGATACGTTACATAACTTTTTAGATTTGCATTATGACTAAAATAGGAATTTGTTTCGGTGGATATTGCCCAATGCATAGAGGACACCTTGACGCAATTATGAGGGCTAAGAAAGAAAATGACAAGTGTTTTGTCATTGTCTGTGGTTATGACAATGAGGAACGTGCTGGAAACATCAACATGACCCTCAAAGAGCGTACTGCCATTGTGCGTAAGATATTTGCCAATGACGAGATTATCAACGTCTTGTCAATCAACGACACACAGCTTGGTATTGACGAATCCATGTGCGATAAGAATTGGGTTATATGGCAAGAGAAAGTTAAGGAACTAGTTGGGTTTGATAAGTATGACTTGTATACTAACTACACTTGGTATGTTGCAGAGCCTTATTATAAGGAAATGCTTGAGAAGCATAACTTACTCAATGCACGTACAATTTTGATTGACAAGGTGGTGCCAGTTAGTGGAACTTACATTCGTCAGAATCCTATCAAGTATTGGAAGTACATCGTAAGGGAGTATCGCAATAACCTCTGTCATAATATCCTTATCACTGGTACTGCTTCTGAGGGTAAGACCACATTGGTACGTGATATTTCAACGTATTTCGGTATTCAGCACTCAGAAGAGTTTGGGCGTGATGACTTGCTCAATAAGGGTAAGGTTGATACAGACCTCACAGCAGACGATTTCGTTGATTTCCTCGTAGGACAGAGCCTAGACATGCGTAAGAGGGTATTCAATAATGACAATGGCGTGTTTATTTCAGACACGGATAACCTTGTTACATTGATGTATGCACTTGCGTATGTGGATGACCCTAATGTTCCCATCACAAAGGAGGAATATGAGAATAAGGTATTGCCAGTTGCAAAGTCTCTTGAAGGTCGTGTTAAGTGGGATAAGATTTTCTTGCTGCCACCAAAGAACAAGTTTGTTGATGATGGTAGCCGCTACATGAAGCAAGCATCCATTGACGAGCGTATAGCCAATTTTAACAAGCTTACAGAGCTTTTGAAGCAGTTTGGTTTGTGGGATAAGGTAGAGATACTTGATGGAAGTTTCTTGACCAATTTCAACAGAGTTAAAGATTATATCAATTCGGTATATGACGAATAATAGACTATCTGATGTTATAGCACTAGAAAGCGGAAATAGTTTTAACCTCACTAGGTTTGGACTGATATTCATGCTTGTTGGTTTGCTCACGCAAGGCTTTGTAGGGTTAGTAATGGGTGGCACTAAGCTATCACTTGCTAGTGGTATGCTTGGTGTTATCTCAGTTGTTTTATGCAGCCAAAAGAAGATTTCGTTCTATGTATTTGGCTTTGCCCAGCTCATTACATATGTGATATTATGTTTGCAGCAGAATTTATATGGGGAGATTGCAGAAAACATATTTTACTTTGTTACTATGCTATATGGTATGCTCCATTGGAATAGTCATTACAATAACGAATCCTTAGAGGTGAAAACACGTCACCTCACAGCAAAACAAAACGTATTGGTGTTTGTGGCAACTGCATTAGCATCTGTAGCATTGTTTGATGGCTTACTGATAACCAATGATACTCAGCCATTTATGGATGCAGTTACAACGGTTCCTGCATTCGTGGCTCAAATCCTTATGATATTTAGGTTTAAGGAGAGTTGGTTCTATTGGTTGATAATTGACCTTGGTAGTATCATCATGTGGGCAATAGCTGGCGATTGGTGTATGGTCGCTCAGTTTGTATTTTGGACTGCCAATTGTGTTTACGGATATTATATGTGGAATAAAGATGATAAAGTATAACGTCAATATTTGTGACCAAATAGAAAGTGAGTTGCAAGTTCATTTCACGAAGAAATGCCCAAATAACTGTCCATTCTGTGTGGATGCACTCAACAAAGGCTTACATAATGTAGGTATTAAACCAGACGTTATGTCGATTTTTCAGCGAATTTCTGAGCATAAGGACGAAGTTAAGTCAGTTGGTATCAGTGGTGGTGAGCCAATGATTTATATGGCTGAACTTTTGAAGCTAGTAAAACTCGTTAAGAATAACACAAAATTAAAGGTGTATATCATTACGTCTTTACCTTATGCTGCATATAAGCACAGAGAGGAACTATTTGAAATTATAGACCTTTGCGATGGTATTTCAATATCTCCCCAGCACTATGACGAGGAAGTTGCTGACAAGATTAGGGGTCACAAGTCACTCTATGATAGGCAGAAATTCTATGCAGAGTTACCTCATAAAGAGAAGATTACCATGAATATTAACATGGTTAAGCCTTTCCTTTACACAAAGGAAGAGATATGCCGTTGCATTGAGCATTACAATAAGCTAGGATTTAAGAGCATCAAGCTTGCTGAATTGTTTGATAGGGATGATATGTATGTATCATTCGAGGATGCATTTGGCATAAAGCTGAAGTCACCTTTTGCTCATGGGTGTAAGACTGAGTTCGACATTACGCCTTGGATTCCATCGTTTGATGGGAAATTCGTTCTGAAGCGTGTTTGCTTCTTGGTATGTAAGTTACGCCATGCAACACTTTCCGACACGTTTAAGGCGGCTACAAGAGCCTTATTTGCGAAGAAATACAGCTTTGGAGTAATATATGAGGACGGAAGTTTGCATCCTTATTGGATATAATTTGGAATTCTCAGATTTTTTTTATATATTTGCATAAAGTATATAGAATATGAAGAAATTGTTTATTTTATCCGAAAAGGAACTATCAGATATAGTTAAGGCTAGAGTTCAAGGAATGGTTGATTCGTTGACTGATTCAATCGTTAGGGAGATTGCTAGGAAAAACAACCTAAACAAGATGCAATACTTGTGGCAAGAGAACAATTTGGGTTGCTCTTCATGTGGTTCTTCTAGTGATGGCGGCTGCGGTTCTTCATCATCTTACAGCTACAATGATAGGTGTGGCGGTGGAGGTGGTGGCTGCGGCAGTAGTAATGGTAGGTGTTAAATAGTAGGTTATATTTTGTAAATTAAGCGAGAGTTGTGCGACTCTCGCTTTTTTTTGTTTATATTATCCCCAAAAATTTTATATTTTATAATACTTATAGAGAAATAATTTTGATATGGCAAAAAGACAATATTTCGGTATAAAATACCCTTTTACATCTGATGGCTTTCAAAAATTTTTTGTAGATGTGAATGAATCTACGAAAGAAAAGGTTAGAAGCCAGCTTATGCATATTGTGTTTACCCCTAAAGGACAGAGAATTAGGAATCCAGAGTTCGGTACAGACCTTATTAAGTTCATATTTGAGCCTAATGATTCTACTACTTGGGAAGCTGTTAAAAATGAAGTAAGTGAATCAGTAAAAAGGTGGGCAACCAATATAATAATTAACAACATACAGATAGTAAAAAACGAAAACGATGAATCAGAAATATACGTTAGATTAGACTATAGTGTTTCTGAGGGAAATAAAGTAACAAATGACAGTATAGTAGTTCAAGTATAATGGAAAAGAAGATTAATTATTTAAGTAGAGATTTTGCTGATATAAAGGAAGAATTAATTAAATTCAGTAACACATATTATCCTGAACTTGCTGATGATTTTAATGACTCTAGTGTTGGTGCTTGGTTTATTGACCTTGTAGCTGCTGTTGGTGATGACCTTAGTTATCACACAGACCGCATGTACCAAGAGACCAATATCGACAGTGCAAACTTAAAGAGTAGTGTATTAAATCAAGCAAGAGCAAATGGTTTGAAGATTCCAGGAAAGAAATCTTCAATCTGCGAGGTTGAAATTAGCTGTGTGCTCCCAACAAGTAGTGAGGGTATACACTTACCTGACTGGAATTATGCTCCAATTCTCCAGAGTACTAGTATAGTATCAGCAGGAGATTATAATTATCAGCTTACCGAAGATGTGAATTTTGCCGAACAATTCAATAAAGATGGTTTCTCAAACAGAAAAATGACTCCAGCAAGAGACGGTAACGGTAGCATTACTGGTTATAACGTCTCTAAGTCAACAATTGTAATAAATGGTATTACAAAGATATATAAGAAAGTTATATATCATACTGATTTAAAGCCATTTATGGAGGTGGTATTACCTGAAGCCAATGTAATGAACGTAGAATCAATCATCTTTAAGGAAACTACGGATTTCAACACTAATCCTAGTACATATGAATATTATATAGACGAGGAACAATATAGAATTGGTAGCGAATCTGTTATGACATATCGTTTCTTCGAGTGTGATTCACTTGCAGACCAGTGGAGGTTTGGAACTGAGGCAAATATTGACCAATATGTTATAAATGATATATACAATCCCCATTTATATGACGATTATTACGAAATTGTGAAGGATGAGAAACCGATGAGGTTAAAACTGCTAGAACTAGCCGTTATTATCGTGGAAAATGGAAACCACTTACACAAAAATTCATTACAGAATTTACCGATAACGGATATTTGAAGATTATATTCGGTGCAGGAAACACCTATGGTGATGTTCCTAGTGGATATACAACATATGGTGAATATATCGCAGCTAGACAAATCAATAACGATATGCTAGGTGTTATCCCAAAGGAAGGTTGGACTATGTATGTTCTTTATAGAGTTGGAGGTGGTATATCAACAAACCTCGGTCCAGGTGCTATTAATAAAATAACATTAGCCAATATTGATTGGGGTGGTAACACTGGAAATACTGATGGCTCTGTAAGAGGTAAGGTTATAACTTCATTCGAGGTAACTAACTTATCAACTGCGGTTGCAGGTAAAGATGAGCCATCTACTGAAGAGATAAAGGCACTTATGAAATATAATATGGGTGCTCAAAACCGTGCTGTCACTGTTAAGGATTATAGAGTTAAGCTTATGCAGATGCCACCTAAGTATGGTGCTCCATTCAGAAATACAGTTATTGAAGCCAATAACAAAATTGAAATGGATTTCTTGGGTATAAATGCTTTAGGGCAGCTTGATTCTGCGCTTCCTCAGACGCTTGTAGAGAATGTCATAGAGTATATGTCCAACTATAAGCAAATAAACGATTACATCGAGATTAAAAGCGGTAGAATCTATAACATTGGATTGGGTATAGATGTGTTCATTGACAAGAACTATAACCCAGCAAATGTTATTACTAATATCATCAATTCTGTTAAGGAGTATTTCAGCGTAAATAATCACGAAATGGGTGATGACATCTTCTTGGGAGATTTGGAGAAAGAAATTACATTACTTGATGGTGTTGTTAGTTTGATTGACTTGAGGGTATATAAGATATGGAACGGTAGATATTCACCAGATAAGTGTCCATTGCCACCATTGGTTCCTGAAGGAGTTTGTGAACCTTCTCCAGCGCAACCATTTAATACACCTGATGGTTCGTTGTCAGAACAGATTGACCTAATGGCAGTTGACAAAGTGCTATACGGAGACTATAATTCAATGTATGAGATTAAGAATCCTAGCCAAAACATTCAAATTAAATGTAAAATGAAGTAATTATTTCATACATAATAATATTTATATTAAAAATAAAGTATGAAAAAATTAACAACTGAAAAATTTATTGAAAAAGCTAGAAAAGTTCATGGTAATAAATATGACTATTCCAAAGTAGAATATAAAAATGCGCATACAAAGGTTTGTATAATATGTCCTATACATGGAGAATTTTGGCAAATACCAAATGACCATTTAAATGGTAGTGGTTGCCCAAAATGCAAAATCAATAAAATTATATCCATAAAAAAAATGGATGAAAAAAAATTTATTGAAAAATCTAAAAAAATTCATGGTGATAAGTATGATTATTCAAAAGTAGAATACATAAACAGTAAAACTAAGGTATGTATAATATGCCCTATACATGGAGAATTTTGGCAAAAGCCTAATAATCATTTAAGGGGTCAAGGATGCCTAAAATGTGGATGTAAAGTATATGACACAAATACCTTTATATCAGAGGCTTGTAAAATTCATGGCGATAAATATGATTATTCAAAAGTAGAATATAAAGGAGCAACAACGAAAGTATGCATAATATGCCCAGAACATGGTGAGTTTTGGCAGAAGCCTAATTACCATATAAATAATAAATCTGGTTGTCCAAGTTGTTCTCAAAGTCATTTGGAAAATGATACTTACTCATTTTTGAAGAATAAGGAAATTATATTTGAGCAACAAAAAAAATTTAATTGGCTAGGGTTAATGAGATTAGATTTTTATTTACCAGAATATAATATTGCAATTGAATGCCAAGGAATACAGCATTATCAGCCAATAGAGTTTTTTGGTGGTAAGAAAGCATATAACGATTTGATTAGAAGAGATAAACTTAAAAAACAATTATGCGAAGAGCATAATATAAAAATGATTTATGTTGATAACAGCACGGATTTTAATAAACTAAAATTAAGATAAAAAATTAAATAGTGTTATGGCTTGCAATTGTAAGAAAAAAATTATTTTGGAAGATACCTATGGCGAAATTGAAAATGAAAATCTTTTTCAAAGATTGTATAGGTACATGTGGCGGCTTATTATGTTTCCAATCATACTGCTCTTAGCATGTATAATAGTTCCAATATTGATATTTTCAATAGTATACCAAATGGTTTTCAAAAAGAATATAAAAATTGTTCCACCTAAGTTTTTAGGAAAATATATGAAATAAACAATGGATAAAAGTTACAGAATACACACAAATATAGCAGAAGACACTCTGTTACAAGTTAACATGGAGCAAGACTTCGATTTCCTTGAGGTTTTGTCACTGAAACTTAGACAGAAGGATGCTTATAGATTACACTCTTCCAATTATGGCGTTATAATTGGAAGGGTTCTTGCTAACGATGCGTTTGGCATTCCAAATGCAAAACTTTCAATATTCATTGAGAGAGACGAGAATGACCCTTCTGATATGGAGTTTATCTATCCATACAAAGAGGTTACAACAAAGGATAAAGATGGTAGAAGATACAATATTCTACCAGATTATAGTGATGATGATTGTTATAGAGTTGTTGGAACATTCCCAAATAAGCGATTGATGCTAGATGATGACACGTATCTAGAGGTATACGACAAATATTGGAAATACACAACAGTCACTAATAACGCAGGTGACTATATGATATTTGGTGTACCTACTGGTAGTGTTACAGTTCATGTAGACATAGACTTGTCTGACATCGGTGTGCTTTCTCAAAAACCACGTGATTTTGAGTATAAGGGTTATAATCTATCAATGTTTGATAGCCCTAACCAGTTTAAGGAAAGTACCAATCTAGATAACCTTGCTCAGTTATTTTCACAGAATCGAAGCGTGTTTGTTTATCCTTTCTGGGGTGATGCCGATAATGGTGTTGCCTCAATAACTCGTGCTGATATTCAGATACAGTATAAGTTCGAACCTACTTGTGTATTCATGGGTTCAATTGTATCTGATAATGAAGGACACGCAATAGGCCATAAATGCGCGCCAGATATTGAAAATGGTATGAACAACCAACTTGTAGCTGGTAACGGAACAATTGAAATGATTCGTAAAACCACCGATGGTTTGGTTGAGGAATACCAGATTCAAGGTAATCAGTTGATTGACGAAAACGGTGTATGGTGTTACCAGATTCCAATGAACCTAGACTACATAGGCACTGACGAATACGGTAACATTGTTCCTACAGATAACCCTAATAAGGGTATTCCTACTAGAACACAAGTTAGATTTAGATTCAGTAAGAATGAGACCAATGATGAAGGTTTCTCAAGGCATACTGCAAAGTACCTAGTTCCAATGAATCCAATATTCAGCGAAGAACAAACAAATGTCGTTAATATGGATGAAGGAAATGGCGGTAGGGGTGCTAGACTTCCTGGTGAAATACCTGTAATCACAGATAGAGGCGTTGACATTGAGAAAATGTATACATTTGGCTCTGCAACTCCACTACACTGTTTCCGTGACCTTTATTGGAACAATGTATATAGTGTTAAGAACTACATACCAAAGACACAAGTAGCACATAGAGCTTATTCTAAAAACTATGGGGCATTGAAAGGTTCTAACCTAGCAGAAGACCAAAATCCTATACCATTTAATAAGCTTAGAATTGATTTACCATTCTTATATATGGTTGTGTGTTTGATATTCACCATGATTGTATATATAGTTTGGTTTATTAACTCATTTATTATATGTACTATTGATACAATTATTGGTATTCTAAACACATTACATAACCTTAAAATTCCTGTAATTAAAGTAAGACCATTTAGATGGATACCAGCTATACCATATATAGGCTGTATTGTACTTTCAGCAGGTATTAGTGAGGGTAATGTGGCTTATTATCCAGGTTGTTGGTGTGATAGCGGTCTTGATGCATCTAGTTGTCCAGATGAAATGGAAGGAAACTGCGAAAAGAGTAGAAGTACTCAAAACCTTTTAGATAAAATTCAGAGAAATCTTGCACAAGAGTTCAAGATTATAAAACTAGACCTTTACCAAGACTGGATTAATGGTTGCCTTTATATGCCACTTTGGTATTGGAGAAAAAGAAAAAAGAAGACTTTCCTATTCTTCACTTTAAGTAGGGCTAAAAATGAGTATTGCTCAGATAAGAGTCTATATTCTAGATTAAAGACTTATGTTACATGTAATATAAAATACATATCTAAGGATTTCGATGTATCTAATAATAGAGATAGTATGCCAGATAGCGAAAAAAGATGGCATAAAAATAGGTCTGCCCAAGTTAGATATAAGAGAGGATTGATTAAACCAGTAGAGAATAATGATGGACTGACAGCTTATTATTATGCAGCATTGCAAGCAACTAGCGATAATGCTAATGATGAGATTGAAATGATTAAAAGAGACAGAAACTTTAAAGCTGTCAGACTTTTTGCTACTGATATTATATTATTGGGTAACTTAGACCCAAAGAACATATACGGTATTCCACAGTTCTTTACTTGTTTACCTTCAACAACAGCAAATATACCAGCTGTTGCAACAATTGAAGAATCACTAGACCCTAATGAGAAGGAGGAAATATACGATAAGGATACAAGTGGTAATGCTGAAGACAGTGGTACAACAGTAACCACTGGTATGGACTGGAACCATGATGGCGATGAGAAGACACCAGCATATTCTACTGGTCTCTTCATAGACCTTGCATGTACATATGCAGGAACACGCCCTAAGTCATGTATTAATGTAGAAAGATTAAGTGAGCTTGGTGTATCTCTTGATATGACTCATAATATGGCTTATCACGAAGGCGGTGACAGTACACAGTATGGGCAAATTGACGCAGATGGATTTATCAGTAAGTACGAACTTGATGATATGGAAAATCGTGCGATGTTTGCAACAATGAATCATATTGGTTTCATACCACAAGAATATCAAGATATGCACGATGCTTATACAACTCAAGTACCAGATAGAAACACTAACTATTTGATACCTAAGTTTAAGTATATGTATCCTGTAGATTTCGATGGTAGACTACAGCTTCCAATGGATTTATATAACAATGGCTTCGAGCAAGCACTATATGACGAGAAAGACGAGACATATATAACATTCAGAATGGGTGCTGAATACGATAGAAATAATGTTAAGGAAAACAACAGTGAAGGTAGAATTAGGCATTTCTATCATAACTACGATAATGGTAGATTATATGATATGCCTTTATACAATAACTCATTCTATTTCTATTTCGGTATAAAGAAAGGTAGTACTGCAATTGATAAGTTCAATGAAATGTTCTATGCTCCTTGTTTCAAGAGTGATAAGAAACCATTCACATTAGATTTAGAGGCACAAGGAAGGTCATATTGTCCTGACATATATGAGGAAAGCGCATGTAACTGCCCTTCTACAAGTTCAGTAACCCCATCAACACTTAGCGGTAGTTGTAGATATGCTTATGGAAGTAAGAAAAACCATGCATATGGGTATATAAAGGTATCATCTGATGATATTAGAACTCCTTATTCATATAAATTGTATGACCAATTTAATGAAATTGTAATCGAGGAAGAAGGTGTAACAGAAGAAACGTTTGTTATAGGAGGACAAATTGACAGCAGTGGAAATACTTTGTCTAACTGTAATGGCTGGATATTCAAACAAGTTCCTAACGATTATGACATGTATGAAAGAATCGAAGAGGATTTAGAGCCATATTATTTGTCTGGTCTTACAAACCAAGAATATACTCTAGAAGTTAGAGACTCTGATGGTAGAACTATCACTGAGAAAGTTAAACTAGATGTTCCAAAAATAGCAGGTGTTTATAGGTCAACACCATTAGGAACTAAATTCTACAATTCAGCAACTACTAGAATTGATTATATCTGCCATGATGACAATATGTTCTATGGTAAGATTGAAATGACTCATTTCTCAGTAGATGGCTATAAATGCCAAATTGTAGACGTAGAATATAAAGGTTACAGAAACGATTATGTAGATGATAAAGGCGTAACAAGAAACGATGATACAAGAGGCAGATATGTTTTCTGTGTGACTGGTTCTTCTGAAGATATATCTTCTAATGTCGTTGCTTATGTTGAAATATATGTTTATAAATCAACTAGGGAGAATCTTGTTAGAAACTGTCTATGCGATAACAATTTGGGATTGAATCTTGTTGCTGCTGCACAAAGTAATGACCAGCCAATAGAAATGAAAATAGATAAGGCTAATCGTGGAGATTTCTTTGCTGGCATCTATGATGACCCACAAACTAGTGGTAAAACTATAGGGTGGTTTGTTTATCAGCCTAACAAGTACATAGTTAAGATAACACAAGGATGTACAGACTGTGATAATCTAGTTAAAGATAATTTCAGTGAAGATATTATTAATGTTATGAATGGTACACCATTTATAACAACTCTAAATGAAATGCCTACTAAATTCATGTTAGGAACAGCAAGCGATACCAATGATGCAAGTATTGCTAATACTAGTTATTTCTATAGGTCTAAATGGCCAGTTGATGAAACAGACTATAACATTAAAGGTTGGTATGGCATCCATGAAGAGGATAGCTATATGTTTAGTAGAAGAAACGAAAACAAAACATATAACTATAATCAATTAATGTGGGAGGATTTCTATACAGGAACAAAGGACGATGTTGCTGCGCCAAAAACAAAGCGTACAATATTGAAATTTAAGTTTGATAAAATGTTCTCACTTGCTGAAGGTGCTTACATAACAACTGATTCATCTTGTAGGTTTAAATTTGATTCAAGGGGTGGTATACCTCCAATATTGCATAGAATGGTTACACCAATTTATAGCAACTTGGAGAAAGCACAAAAAAGGTATTTGTTAAAGGATGGATTTAATATACAGTCGCAATCTTATATACCAAATATCGTAGCTGATAACTATTCTTTACCTTTTGAAAGGAATTGGCATTACACATATAATGGATTTGTGCCTGATAAACCACACTATAATAGTGGGTTCTATACAGACAATTCAAATTTGATTGGTAACTACTTTGCTGCATTTACAAGGGATGGTTCTTACATTACCAAAAAGACAATTGATGGAATAAACATTAAAATTGAAAGAAGTCCTTCTTTTGCATCAATAAGTCCAATAAGTAATACCAACACGCCAAAGCCTAAAGGAAAAGACATTGAGGGTACTATAGATAAATTCAAATATGCATATGAAGCTGGTACTCAGCATTTGGATGGTGATGAAACAAGATATGTTCAACCTTATTTAAGAGCATTATATGTTGATAGAAGGTTTGACTTTGATTTTGTTGTAATGTCTCCTGCAATTAATAAGAATTTCAGTTTGTACACAAACAAAGATAGAAACCTAGCGTGGAAAGGTGGTCGTATAAGTGGATGGACTTATAATGGTATTGAAATGTCTTACGATGAAGACTATAATATCATATCAGCCCACACATATTCTGCTGATTCAAGGTATTATCAAGAAACAGGTGAGGATGTAGAAGGAACTCCAGATGTTGAATACACAGCAGCAACGTTTAATAAACGTCTTGAGTATACATACAAATATGACTGCGCACATAAGTGTTTGACTTGTGGCTATGATTTCACAGAAAATAGAGCAACATGCCCTAAGTGTGGTCATAATAATATCAAGTATTTTCACGGAGAAATTGGTGCACCAGTTGTCGTAAGGAAAAAAGGTAATATTGACTATTATGAAATGGGAGAGCACACTAAAGATACAGTGAACTTTAACCCTTCAGCAACGGCAATACCTGGTATTGTTAAATCTCCACCTAATGAACCAGATTACACACTTGATGATGCGGTAACATATTATCATAAGTGGAAAGGTGATTGGGAATGTGACTGGAAGAGTGATAGGGCAGTATCTGACCCTTCATGCCCAAAATGGGGTAAATGGAATGTAAACTATAACTCTGACGGAGACCCATTTGGATTTTTTGATGGTATTGATAAAGAAGATGAAACAAATCCATTAATCAAACAATACTATGAATCAATGATTAATGAGATTGAGTTGAGACACTTATATTGGTCGTTGTTCAATTATAAGAGATTGGAATATTATACCAATTCTGATGACACAAATCAGCAGAGAGGTAAGTATGGACCAGATGCAATCAATAATCCAAAAAACCCATTGTATGTTTATCACTATCCATACTATTATAATAAGGTTGATACTGCTGAAGGTGATGATTGGTACAATGGTGACTTTAATAGGGATGACGTTGTTAAAAATCTTGACCCAACTAAGGGAAGAGTTTCACAGTATCCATATAAAATACCATATCCAACTAAGCGATATATTGATGTTTGCAATTTGCCGCAAACAACATTTTATGGCTATGAAACAGCATCATGTTCTTATGGTATGAAGTCAATGATAACAGATGATGGTATTATTAGGGCAGAAACTAAATCTGGTGAAGGTATTGACATTGATTTTGATTGGAGCAACCCAATTACAATCATACCGCCTAACGACAGTAGTGAAGAGTATGCTAATATAACATATTTACCTAGAAATGGATATTGTGGATATGAGCCATTTACAGACTGTGTAAGTTTCAGTGCAAGTACTGGTGCCATAGCATTTAGAATCAATCCGTATACATGTGCTGATTTTGAGGTATATACAAAAGCACCAAGATTAATTCAAGTACTGCCATATATTGATTTCTCATGCATGGGTGGAACTTATAGGGATATTGACGGTATTGGATATTTAAAGACATGCAATCCTGATATAGAGTTCGGAAAGGGCGGTCCTAAACTATACGGTGACAATAAGGGCAGAAGCTTAGACGATGCAATTGATGATGTTACATTAAATGGCGGTGAGTTTAAGCAAGCTTATAACAATTATTTCACTGGTAGATTGAAAGATGTTTACCTACCTGAAGGTGTTGAAATTGATGACGGATACAAAACAAAGTATGGTCTTGATGTATCAGGATATTTCTTCAAGAAAGATGATGATTGGCTAGTTTCAGATGATGATGATTTCAATAACATCATTTTCAAGAAAAACTTTGTTGATTTGAGAAACAGTTCTACATGCGGAATAAATGGTAATTGCGGCTATCCTGGTGGTCCAAATCCAGCTACTGCTCGTGTATTTACTGTGTTAATTGATAGAGAGTATAGGTATGAGGATGATGATAATCTAGTAAGACGTATTAGAACGCTTCAAACATCTGACTTATTCGATTGCCGACCATTGTATATGAAAATAACACTTGAGGGAGAAGTATCTGATGAAGAAATTCCAGACAGTGAAGGAAGAAGTCCAGGAGATGAAGGTTATGTTCCGACATATAAAACTGGACCTTTGACATATGTTGAAATGAGAAAAGGTGGTGTATCTGGAATTAGTGGTGTAAATGAAAGTTCTACTTCTTATGGTGATAAAGAAATTGAGGTTGATGTTGAGGATTCTGATGGTGGTCAATCAAGTGGAAATATTAGTGTTCCAACCACAACCAATAACGATACAAAGTTAGGTGAAGATACAACTAAGATTTACATACAGACATTGACGTTTGATATGAAATTCGACACATCAGATGGAACTCCTATACCATGTAGGCAGAACGAGGCATTCGCAGACTATGATATGATGTCATATGTATTTAGATTTAAAAATAGGTATGGTGAACAATTTGATATAGTACCTTCTAAAGTGTTTATGATTTCTAAGGGTAGTTATGCTGTTTTGAGATTCATTCTTAAATGGCCAGTAAATATGGGTATCATTGCAGACCCTCAATGGACTGGAATTGGAATGAGAGAAAACGTGCCAGTAGAGGTGTTTGCTAGAACAACATCAAATTTCATATATAAACTTACAAACATTATGATGAAATTCTGTTGTGGTCAAGACGTGAACGGAACATGTAAAATGAGTGATAATGTTGAAGATGATATTAAAGCACCTATGGACCCATCACCAGACCAAAGTGGTAATCAAGTTGCACATCTAACCCATGTGATGATTGACTCTAGAGGCAATTGTCCATGTCAGTAATCAATTAAGTTAAAATATTAAATGGATACAAAAATATTTTTACAAGGATTTGATAGCAAAGTCTCTTCAAATACTAGTGAAGGACTAAACGTACAGTTCAAAGGTAGAAGAAAGCTTCTACCTTTGAATGACGTTGCTGAAGTAATTAGTCAATACGACCAGTATAGAGAAGAGAGGGAAAAATGTAACATTATAAGATTGACTTGCCAAGTCAATCCTATATGCTCTAACGTGCTTTTCAATAAAATTACAGAAATTGTAAAGCACGAGGGCTATAGTGGTGTTTCATTTATCAATTATGCTGTATATGGAACAGATGAACTTGGTAACGACTATAGCGGAAATGAGGATAAACTTTTTAGTGGTGTTACATATAAGCCAAATACTAGTGGTGCTATGGATTTTTGGAGAGGAAACAGATTAGAATACCTCGGTCACACATCACATAATTATGATAGTAATAATACTATATTCAGTCAAATAGAGGCAGATAGCTATAATTATGAGCCTGACTATGTACTAGATAATAGTTCAATTGACCATCCAACTAATGCCATTAGAGACACACAGCTATCAAATGTAACTACTAATTTTGTATATCATTGCGGTCTTGATATTTTTAACAACCATTTAATCAGAAGTAATACGTTTAAGACTGTCTGCAAAATGCCAGATAATTTTAATCCTACTAGCTATACTGAAGATTACAAAGGATTCAATACCATTACAGATTTAATGCGTGACGTTAGGGGTAATAAAGTGATAGAGAAGGTATGTTTCCCAGTTACTGCCCCAGTTGAAAACCATTCTAGATTGATTGCATTACATCTTTATGAGTACGATGATATTGATATTTTTGAGGAAAGTAGAAAGAAAAAATTGGTAAAGAAGTATAATGGTTGGCTTGGGTTTGAAAATAGGTCAAAAATTAAGTCTTATCTTGATTTTAGTGGAAGCACTGAGTTAGAGATTGAGAGACCAATCATGTATATGAATGGTGGAGATTTTGTTGACATGTATCCAGGTCGTGACCTTTATACATTTTTACCACGCTATAACAGATTTAGACATAGGGCTGAGAAGAACTGGAATTATTGCCTTACATACCCTAGTTCATCATACACCCCATCAGACGAATCAAGCCCATTTGCAGATATTCTTGAAAGTGCTGAAAGTTCAGCCTATCCAAACAGTCTTAACTCAATGAAAACAGTATATTTCAACGAAAATACTAGGGCTGATAACGGCACAACACAGTTGGTAATGTTTAGTGTTGCAAAGCATGGACTATCAAAAGGTGATTATGTAAACATATATAAAACATATACAACATATAGATATTGGGTTGTAGATACTGAAGGTAATAGAATATCTGAAAGATATAATACACAAAAGGAAGCTGACGATGAGCTAAACAGACTAAAAATAGAAGGACAGATGTCTTTAGAATGCGGTGAGGATGTTGCGGTAACAGCAGACACTACAGCAAAGACGGAAAGCGCAGAGACGTTTAATGAGAAAGTATTGGATAACGCTGAAGTCAGTGAAATTGTTGATGATTACATCTTCACTGTGTTTAATTCAACCACCCAGTTAAGTAGACAGTGGATTCAGCTACCTAAAAAAGTATTGAAAGCAATTGAGCCTCTTGAAGTGGATGGTAGGGTTTTTGATATGGATAAATCAACTAGGAAGTTCTTAGTTGAACGAAGTACCCAACAAATATATTATGTGGTTAATGATAAGTATGTAAACATCGACATAACAGCCCAGAATATATCATATAAAAAGGTTGTAGGTGATATTGAATGCGACTATTATATAAGAATATTCTCAAAACTGCCAAATTTCAAATATGCAAGCGGTGACACATCTTCAGAATATGAAATATATAGAAAACAGAATGATGAGGTTGTGATGACTAACATTGGCTCTGGCGAAACAATGCTGTCAATATATCAAGACCATGAATATGAGTTTGAGAGCCATGCTAGCAGACTTGCGTTTGCCAAGAATATATATGCGGATGATATAGGCGAGATTGTGTTTACTGATGACATTGATATATCAAATTTGCACGATAACCTAGGAAGACCCCTTACTAGCATTTATATAACCTTTGTTAAAAACAACAAAGGATATAAAGAATGGTATGGATATGATTATAAAAATAAAGACTGGGATGAATCTGAGATAGGTGATGGCAATATCGAATATTCACATGCATTCGGTAAAATTACGTGTGGAATTGAAACGTCATACGAAGCCAATTATGGAACTAATATTGACTGCATAAACAGAATAACTAATGTTAGTGAAAGTAGTAACGAAACGCCAGTTGGTTTTGTGATTGATGGTATTTTGAACAACTATAAGGAAGATACAAACAGTTCTAGAAGCTATACAACAGAAAGTGAGAAAGAGGTTACTATAAATCCAAATGAGGTGTGGTATGAAATGGATAAACATTATTATGGTGATTTATGCTATTATGATGGATATAACGCAATTGAAAAGCATATAGACTATGTAATGCATAGATTTAACACTGCACAAAGGGAAAGCATTAATGCACAATCTAATAAATATTTTTCTCATTATGTTATAGATGAAATATATCGTGATGACTATGATACATCTGATGAGTTTGAGGTGAAGTCAAAACCAAACGAATATATATGTAACAACTTTAAGGAAGGATATTATTATAATCCTCATTATGAAATACCTATAAAGACATTTGACAAGCTGCAACAGATAATACCTGATTTCCTAACAATTAGGGAAATGAAGAAAGTAGAAGAAAATGTATATCAGTTTACAACATTAGAACAGCATTTCCTTAGTATTGGAGATAAGGCTATAATCTATGATAGTATTCAAGACAAGTATTATAATCTAGTCACAATTAGCGGAGATAGCGATAATTATAGGGTGTTTACTTGTAATGTTTTTGACGAGAAAACAGACAAGCCAACGAATATAGACTATTTGAATGGTAAAGATGAGCCAACAGTTATTGAAAGCTTATCAACGAAAATGAAAATAAGTGGCGTTGAGTTGTATGACTATAAATTATTCAAAATGGATAACTTAGACTGTCCTAGCTATGCAAGGGTATTGAAAGATGGAACATGTAGGGTAATCTGGCGTGATGTACTTAACAACGGATTTAATAAGAGTGATGATTCTGTTGAGGAATACCCATATACAAATGGTGCTTTCTACATAAATAAAAAGGTTGACATTTATGTTAGGAGACAAGACCCACATGATGAATACTGGTTATATTCAGAACATGATGTGGACGGAGTTTCAGTTGATATTGCACAAGAAGATAATTATGTTAAAGATGCTGAAATAGAATGTTAAAATACGAAGTTAAATTAGGTAATGATAATTTCAAACAGCGTGAGTTGGAATGGAGCGAGAAATATCTTGCTCCTGACCTTTCATTTATTAGCGGTGTGACAGATACTGCCTACCACCTTGAGAAATTTAAGGCATTGCCAACAAAAAGTTCTATAGTTAATTCAGATAGTTTATTATCTGTAGAATCTTATAATGTAATTAGACAAGGATTTATTGTAGCCGTACAAAAAAAGTTTAAAATATATACTGGCTCCACTTATGACTACTCCATTGATAAAAAAGGTAAAGAACTTAAATACGATTATGTAAAAATAAACGGAAAATATTTTTACAAAAATGATGGTAAGTTCTATATCGACAATCTTCTTAACTATGATAAAAATAGAACTAATAAAATATCTGAGTATATCGAAGTTGAACCTAGTGGCGATTATATAAAAGTAGATACTGTTTATTGGATTGAAGACGGAAAGGTATTCATTGATGGAAATGAATACATTTATGATAAAGATGAATATCATCCAAATAATTCAACTAGTGATGAAGTTGGTGGCGTAATCAAATTTGGCGACAATGGAAACTCCTTAGAGGCATCTGCTGTGACTGATTGTGATAAATTTGAATTCCATCCATATGAATCATCAAATGAATATAAAGAGGTTACAAAATTTACTTTAGGGAAACAGCAAGAAATTACTGAAAAGTTTAGTAAGATTTCTTTTTGTAAATACTACTACTATATAAAGTATAAAAACCATTATTGTCAAATCAAACGTAACATCACTGGAGATACCTCATATAAATTTGTATGTGAGATACCTTTGTATGTCGTTAGTGGAGGCACATTGGATGATGAAAGAATTGAGTACAATCTAGAGCCTAAAGAGTATGACGTGTATTTCGCTAACAGTAGCGGAAATGAAGACCCACAAGACGAATATAAGACAGCAAAAGAAGAGGGAAACATAATTGATGATAGACATTATGGCCAGCATGGTATAAAGCTGTTAGACGAGCTAAAAGACGTTGTAGCATTCGTATATGTTGAAGAGGACAATTCTTACTTTAAGGTAGAACATGACATAGTAAATGCAAACGATGGAAACGAAATCTGTATTTACCTAGATAACATATATTCCCCTCTGAAAGTCGGAGAAAAAGTCGAACTTATTGATACTAGTAAAGAAAGACATAAGTCATTGGTCTATAATAGCAAGTCTTATAACGGAAAAGACGAGAATTTCATATTCCTCAATGGTAAAAAATACCTAGTTCAAGAAAATATTTGTGACAAAGTTGTTATTAACAATAACGAATATGATATAGACTACGTTAGCGGTAAGACTGCTGGTGTTGACTGTATGGTTCTTATAGGTAACGAGAGAGTTCCAATGAAAATAGAGTCCGTTGATGGCGGTGAGTATCAGAAAGGAGAACTTAAACGTTATGGCAGAATAATGAGTGGAACTTCAAAAACATCAGTTGAAGCTAAGTATTCAATAAAGCAATATGACGGAATTTTTATAAATGGAAAAAGATATATCATATTAAATGAATCTGTTGGAGAAATTGAGTTATTATATTCGTATGTTGATTTGCCAAACAAATATACATTTGTAATAACAGATATTATAGGTAATTCTTTATATGTGTGTAAGCCATTTATAAACGATACAGATTTTACAGATGATTTCGATAGATTCATTTCTGAGGAAATTTGCAAAGATGTTGTGGGGAACCAGAATGTGTTTGACTTACAAGTTAAGAATAAGGTGTTAGGAGAGGTTGAAATAACTGAAGAACTAGCATTCAGAAATTCAGAAACACCTAAGTCAAGCAGTGATTTTTATGATTTATTCAAAGACCTTAAAATATATGTAGATAGCGGATATATACACATTCCATTGTCTTTGAGGATGGACGTGGCTAATAATATACAGCAAGAGGATATTGTTACTAGGGATTTCTTCGATGCAGAGAAGAAAAAAGCAATAAATCCTATTGTTGATATGGAAAAGGATATATATATGCCTAAATTCATTTATGGCTACTATAAAGACAACGGAGATATATACAAATATAGTGATAGGGAAGACAAAAAATATAAAGGTTCTAAAACAATATTCAAACCGATATATAATATCAACCTTAATTTCCATTTCAGAACTAGGGATTTAGAGTCATGGAAGGTTAATGATGGATATAATCAATTAAGGTATAGTGGCGATACAAACACAGACCATCCAGATAAGTTTGTAAGTGGCAGCTCTGATAACTGGTTTATAACCGATTTCTACCCTTATAGATATATTTTATCAAAGAATAATAAGGAAAGTGGAGATACGTTACAGCAGACATCAGACCTAATGGGATTGTTGTTTTTCACAAACGATGACATATATTACCAAAGGTCAAAGGTTGCTAAATCATTTGCAAGGGCGTCATTCTACGATAGTACTGACCCACAGACACAATCATTGCTAGCTACTTCTTGTATATTTGTTGATGAGCATAAACTGTTTAAGAGGTTTATTGACAATTCTAGAAAGAATTTGTATGAATATGGAATGGTTCTAGAGCCAAAATATCAAACTGAACCAGCCACTGGATTTATTAATCATAATGCTTTAGCAGATAATAAGAAAACTGATATTACTACACTTAATAAGATAAATAAAATATCAGTAAGCACAGAATTCTTGGGCAATAGGAGAGAAAACTCAAAGAAAGAAAGAACAACTGATGGTATTAGGTATAGAGACCAAAGAGACTCAACAAAAATTATAATTGACGAAAACCACAGAATAAGTTCTAGACTAGAGGTTGATAATAGATATGTGACTGACACATCTTCAGAAGGTTTCTATGCTTATATATTTAGGGAATATGCTGAAAATCTTCATCCTAAACCTATTTATATGAAAATTGAGTTTAACCACGCAGGCATTGGTAAAATGATACCATTCTTGATACCAATGCATTGGACAGGTAACACAACCAATAGTGGCGAAACAGGGTATAATAAAATGTATCCAGAACATGCATTGAAGCTTTCAAACGATGATGACTTTAGGGAGCTTTTGAGTGGTACACCTCTTTCATATACATATGCCCAGACATATATACCATTATATGCTGTGTATGACTTTGAAAAGAAAGAATACGGCTATGTATTTGACAGTAGGTACGTTGAGCAAGACAGTGGTGGAACACTTAACCTAAATCTGTTTGAAATGAAGATTGCAAACGAAAATAAGACACCTACTGAGAAAGAGCTTAAAGATATTAAACGAAATTTACAAGAAAGGGCTATCATAAACGTAAATGAAAAGCAATTCAATAAAAATGCCTTTAATATATTAACGGAATGAGAATAATTCAAAAACAAATATCATTAGAGCCAATGACATCTAGGTTGCCTAGTGTATGGCCAGCTTACTATAACAATGAACCAGACATTTATTATTTTGATGATGCTTCATTGAAAAATAGAGACTGGGCATATACTAGCAATTGGGGTATGGTTCCAGTTAACATAGTGGTAAGCCATAATCCAAATGAATTGGGTAGTGATGGAAGGCCACAATCAGCAGAGACATATTCTGTTGTTGACGGATGCCATTGTTATGCGCAAAGTGGCACTGAATATGATAAACTTTGTAATTTTGTACTCTCATTTGAAAACCTAAGTAAGTGGTATTATTTTTTTAATGAGTATTACAACTTGCTCAAGCAATACAGCCATTGTGATAGAGTTTATACTAGTGCTGAAGACTATTACAACTATGAGTCATTGACAAAGTATGCAGACCAGATGATATATGGCACTGACAAACAGACTTATCTTGATTTGGATGAGGAATTTGCCAATAAAGGCGGTAGGGTTGAAGTACAAATATACAATAAGGACACTGCTAAATACTCTACAATGACACCAACTCAAGCACATGATGAGTTTAAAGGTGATAGAATGGCAATGACTGACGTTTATGATGTTGGTTTTTTCAAATGGATGTGTGATAATGTCGTTCCATCTTTTACAATTCCAATGGCTTATAGAAACTATTGGAAAAAAGATATACTGTTCTATCCAGATGTTATTAAGTGGATGAAATGGTTTAGTGATAGAGAAGAATTAAACTATGAGGAAGCAGCAAACTTTGAGTTAGAAAGTGGTTTAACTGAACTCTGGGATTGTAAAGCAGAAGGTGTTGACGATTGTTGTGATTGCGAAGAATATTTTGGACGTGGTGGCGATAGAATATACCAAGAAATGAAAAAATGGTATAATAAAGTTCAAAGTAAGATACTTAGCTCAATAAGTAAGCCTTGTTCGATGCCAACTATCATTTTACCAACTGAGCTACAGTTATCTATTGATGATATTGGAGAATTTAGTATATTTTCTACAGACTATGAACTTGGTTTAGATTATAGAGTTGCACATTATGGAGACAGTGCAAATACCTATGGTGGAACTGTGCAGACAATAGACGGAGTTCCAATGTATTTTTCAGGTGCTTGTCAAAACAATGGGTTAGGTTTCACCTTTAATCCTGATTACATGGAGAAATATGTTTCATCATGTATGACTTGCGGATATGAAGGTGTATTTGCTGAAATTTGCCCTAAATGTGGGAATAGACACATAAAGCAGATTTCATATGACCCTGATAGAAAGGAAAATATTGAAGGTGCATGGACTTCTTATACTGAAAAATATATAAATGAAAACAGAGGCGAGTTTTTTACAGATGTTACGTATTATACGTATGATGAAAACAATGTAAAACACACAGGAACTGGTTCAAAGGAAGATGCAAAAAATGAGATAAAGAAAAAGCTCACAAAAATTTATCCACTAACAACTTGCGATAATGGTTGGATTTTAATTGACGGTGTTCTATACGAAATAAAAGAAGCAGAATTTGGAAAATATAACCAAAGTAATGTATATCTAAAAGACAATACTTATTTAGTATTTAGAGAAGATGGAACTAATACCCCATATACATTTGTGAATGGAAAGAAAGTATTTGCTGATTTCTATCCTGCAAAAGATAATGGTGTGTTCTACTTTCCATTTTTTTTATCTGAAGATGCTAAATTTGTAGAAAAATGTAGTGGTAAGATTTTCAATATTGAAAACTATATGCAATTTGAAAGGTATAAAAAGTCAAAACAGATTTATTACATAGAATATCATGGAAAAGTATATAATTTAGGTAATGTAATTCAAGATTCTTACGAAATTGATGGAAACGAATATTATAAAGTAAGTGGATATACTATTGATGAATATGGATATACTTTGTATTGTATAAATGGTGATGTGAAGTTTTATAATGACAAGTCTGTTATCGGTGGTTTAGAGGACTATACATTAGAAGGTTATGAAACTCCAAGTTGTATGGTTGAGGACAACAATAATATAATAAAAATAGAGCCAATACTAGATGATGAACACAGTATATTCACAATATATAGTGTTGATGAAATAACTGGGCAGACAGTATCTAAACTTTCAGACATTAGATTATATAATGTATTGACAGATGACGTTGGTAATACCATTGAAGGTATATATGATTTGAGGGCTAGTGGCGCAACTGCTCATCAACCACCTCAAGGAACTGAACTAGAGTTAATCTATCAAGTGGGTAATACAGCCAACATAAACAGATTTAGCCAGTCTATGAACGATATTGATGAAATAATAGTAGCTAAAGCAAAAAATGGCTGGAGTGATTTTAGAAACTATTTTGTTGGCGATATTATAACAAAGATGACGTTCTATTATAAAGACTATAATGATAATATCGTAACTGATACAATACATTATGTTGAATTAGATAGTGGAGATACTAGAATAGTATATGACCATGATGGTACTCAAAAATTCAGTACGCCTTCAGGCTATACATCTTTAAAAGCAATTCAGTTGGCAACTGAAGTTAAAGACACCTTAGAAGAGAGTGGAAAAACAAAGTTCATGAAAGATGACATATATTGTGACATCACATATTATGTAGGTGCTACACTATCTAGAATAGAGGGTAAACAATATAACCTTTCTTCAAAAGCTAGGGGCGATAAGCATAAGACAAGTAACGGAGAATTCTACTACAGTAACTATGGTGTTGAATACATAGAAACTGTGAGGTTTGTTAAAACAAATTGGGAATACTATCTCAAAAAGCCAAAAGACGAGAAGTCAATATTACCATCAAAAAGAAAAAAACCATGTAATCACAGTGTAAGTTATCCAATTTATGTTTACGTTCTTACACAAGACCTAACAAGGGTTGATGAGTCACAATATAATACTGAGTATTCTGTACCTATGGCAGATTTCAAGTTTGAGATTAACATATTCAGTGGAAACAGTGACACGTTTGCAGATAGGTATCTAGAGGAAATGGCAACACACAATAACTTACAAGTATTCCCAACATATAGGGAGGAATATAGATTTGGTATTTCTAGCATAGAAAATGTGGACTCAGATATTTATATAGACAGAGGAATAAATGCTGCTTTTGAAAAGCATTTGAAGCTTGGTGAGGTTACAAGCCTAGAGGCTTTGGAACAATACGGTTTAAATTTTTTCAAAATAATAGATGGATAATTCTTGTTATTTCTCCCAACTATATATTTATATATAAAATATTAAATATGGGTAAAACTACAAAGTTAACAACAGAAGAATTTATCAAAAGGGCTAGAAAAGTTTATGGCAATAAATATGACTATTCTGCAACAGAATATATAAACAAAAATACAAAGGTAAAGATTATATGCAAAATTCATGGTGAATTTGAAAAATACCCTCTTGATTTTCTAAAAGGGCAATGGTGTCAGAAATGTTCACTTGAAAATAGAAGTAAAAAACGAGCATTAACTACTGAACAATTTATTAAAAGGGCGAAATCCATTCATGGCGATAAGTATGATTATTCAAAAGTAAATTACATTAATATGTATGAAAAAGTCTGTATAATATGTCCAGAGCATGGAGAATTTTGGATGACACCAAACGCTCATATTGTTAATAAAGAAAATTGCCCTAAATGTTCTAGTCATTACCAATATACTCTTCAAGAGTGGGTTGAAAGGTTTAAACAGACGCATGGAGATAAGTACAATTATTCACTTCTTTTAGAGAATGGTTTTATTGGCGATAAATTTGATGCTATATGCCCTAAACATGGGGTTTTTACATCATCAAAAACCAATCATTTAAAAGGACAAGGTTGCCCAAAGTGTGGTAGAGAAAAAGCAAACTTATCGCTTAAAAGTACAACTGAAGAATTTATCGAAAAAGCGAAAATGATACATGGCGATAAGTATGATTATTCAAAAGTAAATTATATAGATTGTAGAACTAAGATATGTATAATATGTCCTATTCACGGTGAGTTTTGGCAAAGACCAAATGACCATTTAAATGGGTGCGGATGTCAAGTATGTAAAGAAAGTAAACTTGAGATTAGCCTTTCTAAATTTCTTATTGAGAATTCTATTAAGTTTGAGTATAAAAAACAGTTTAAGTGGCTAGGAAAACAACATTTGGATTTTTACCTCCCTGAATACAATATTGGTATTGAATGCCAAGGAAAACAACATTTTATTGGTTGGGGTAATAATAAAGAAGAATTAGAAAATCAATTAAAAAGTGATATTAAAAAGTTTGAAAAATGTAAAATTCATGGTATAAAAATAAAATATTATGCAAATGAAAATGAAATAAAAAACATTTCGTACATTTATGACAACAACATTTTTTCTAATAAAAATGATATTTTAAAATAATGGAAAGTTAAAACGATAAGAAAATGGCAATAGGTGCTTACGGTACGACAATAGCAATTAATATAGCTAACATTGATATTCCTAACTTGGTGGATATTTCTTTTGTGTATCACGAAACAAGAAGTTATGATTCTCTTTCAAATGGAAAATTTGAGCATCTTGATTCGAGCATTTTAACTCAAGCTAAGAGGATACAAGAAGATGACGATGTAGATGAGTATATTGAGGGTATGTATAACCTTCAATTGCCTCTTGGTAAATTCAATAAAAAGGGATTCTACACCGTTTATATTAAGCCAAAGGAGATTGAAGCTATTATTACTGACGTTGGAAATCTGACAGCATTTCCTAACGTTAGGGGATTGGTATTAGATACAACACAGATTAAGAATGCAAGTATTAGTACAAAGGCTAGAAAAAACAATGAGCTTGTAGGATATAGAATAATTTATTTGGACGAGAATGGTAATAGAGAAGACTATTACAGAATAATCACGTCAAATAATAAATGTGAACCAGTGGTTCAAGCACCTAATAGCTCTAGTGATAAATCATATACATATCGTTATGAGGATAGTTCTAGCTTGATATTCGTTACCGTGTCACCTTCTTCAGCACCTACTTTCAAAGAGAATGCTCTTCCATATATAGGCAAGCCAACACAGAAGATATTGTTGGTGAACACTTTCTTTGAGCCAATACAGCTTGATATTGAAATGACAACGCATGATGCTGATACAATCAGTTACATGCTGGAGAATAGCCAGTTGAGAGATTTGGATAACGGTCTTGTTACAACATTCAATAATGAGAACGAAATCTATCATCAAGCAGAACACTTTACACTTAAAGACCAATACACTGGTAATCCAGTTTATGAGGTTAAACAGAATAAGAAGAACAGTATTGATTTCAGTCAAACAATTAATGACAAAATAGAATAAAAGAACATGGCTTTTATAAAATCACATTCAAATTACGTTCTGAAAAAGAAACATCAGACTATTTCAGACGGTACTATATGGGAACGTGACATCACTACTATCGGTGGTGTCAACCAGTTCTCACCTGGTCAAGTTCCAATATACAAGAGCAGCAATTTTATCATCACCGTAAGAAATGATGGTAAGATTGCTAATCAGTTTAATCAAACTAAATGGAAAGAAAACGAAAGTGGTGATACTTGGACTCTTGAGGTTATTAGTGGAATGACTAGTGAGTTTGAAGACCAGAATGATGTTAAAATAGTTTTGAAACAAGACTATTATGATTTTTGTGATTTTGCATATTATGGTTCTTTGACTGAATTGTTCCGTGCTTCCATTAACGATATATTACAGAGATTTCCTGGAGAGTTATATGGAACTGACACATATGCTTATTATACCACTGGTGTTACCTCTGATTTTGAAAAGGTAGAAGGCAAAGTTCCACTTGGAAAACCAATCGCTGAAACAAGTGGAGATAGAAGGGTTGTCGTAAACGGAAGTACTAGCATTGTAAATACTTGCGGCACGGATGAAATTGATATTGATACTAATGATAGATATGTTGATAATCCTTTCAGTATCAATGTTCATAGCATTAAAAAGCCAATAGAAGCAAAACCATTAAAGTACTTTGCTGATAAAGGATATAAAAACTATCAAATCATTGTTGGCGATACGGAACCTGAAGAAGATAATCCTATTAGTGATTGGAAATCTAGGAATTTCATTAAGGTTGTTAAGTACGAGTATATTCTTGATACATTGTATGGACAGAATGCTTTCTATTTTGATTATCTAAAACCAAGTGTTCTACAAACATATTTCAACAGACCAGATAATGAGGTTTGGTGGCTTGAGAATGATAATGATACCATTAGCGAAAACGGTAAAGAGGATTATGAACAGTTAGTCGAAAGATTTTTGTCTGGTGATATTCATGATAAGTACATTGAGTATAATACAAAATATAGAATTGAAAAGGTAGTTTTCCCTGAAGAAGAATGTGGGCAAATTCAGAGAACTGTAGCAGGCAAATTTTATGATACGTTATCAGCAGCAAGAAATGCAAGAAAAAGTTTTCCACCAGATGATGAACACACTTCTTATGAAATTGTATCAGGAGCTTGTTGCGGAGACATAGATTGTTATTTTACTACTCCTTGTAAGGGATATAAGTCAGCAAGTGTTACTGCTGATACAGTAATTATTGGTGCTTGGGTTGGCGATAACAATGAGATTATATATCTTTCTGATAATGGGAACATGAAAGATATTCATGTTAGACCTATAGAGAAATTTATTGTAGAGTTCTATAATGAATGTGATAATTTTGAAAAGATTATACTAGATAGAAAAACAACACCAAGGTACAAGTCAATTTTTTCTGTAATATACGATAATGAAAAAGGATATTACAGAAAAACAGAAGAGTTTGTATTCCCAACTTCTTATGGTGGATATAACGTAGATGCTACTTCATTTGGTTTTAATGATTATACCACAAGGCTAGCAGAGATAGGTGCTTATTATGATGAGTATTTCACTGACAACCTTTATAGGTCAATGACCCATGAGGCTATCAAGAACTTTGACTGGACATACACTCGTGAGTTTACCTATGGTGACGAGCAAGAATTTGTTCATGGTGGCGAAAAAATGCAGAAAGCATTGAGAGTTTTCGCTAGAGAGTTTGATGAGATTCTATCTTATATAAACAATATCAAGAACTATGATAGGGTAACATATGATGAAAGAAGCAATACACCAGATTATTTCTTGATTGATGAGGTCGAGAATAAGGGATGGGATGTTTGCTTGATATACCCTTATGATATTAAGGAGTTTGAGGCTGATGAATTTGGTGATTATAAGAAAGACCCTAACGGCAATAAAATTGTAATTTCAAATAAATATGATGACGAGCAGTTCCAATTAAGTGGTGATTCAAGCACTAAATTTATTAGACAGTTTAGCCAGAATACCAAGAAAGAAGTTGCTCCATATAGAAAAGAGTTGCTAAATTATCCAGATGGATATTTTATGACTTGTTGTGAAGGAGACGAACTTTGCCAATATAAATGTTCTAAATACCATTTCATATCTGCTGAAGGTAGCGGAACGACATACGTTGACCCATGTGACAAAGGAACATCTAGTATTAAGAATAGAATTAAGTCATATTCTAACGAGAGAACATATACCTATATAGACGCAAATAACGAGTTCATGCGTAGAATGGCGATTAATTCTCCATATATCTGGCGTCATAAAGGTACTATCGAAGGTATTGAAATGATTCTTGGTATGTTTGGTCTACGCAGTAAGAAGTGGATTGAGAGTATGCCTAAATATAGGCAAGACTGTGAAGAGTTAGAACCAGACTATGAAATAACTGAGTATTCATCTTTCACTGGACGTATTGAAGAAAAGTGGGATGCAATACATCAGATGTATCGTATTGACTGGATTAACTCTACTAAGGCTATAGTATATGATTATAGGTCAACATCTAACTATACGAAGTATGGAGCACAACCAAACTACATATCATATCAAGGCTTGCCAGTATCTTATAGATATGAGTATTTGTCAGCAGACACACCTTATATAAAAGTTGACAAGTTAACCGCATGTGACCCACAGCAAGTCACAAGTGATTATAAAGCAGCTTTTAGGGTTGCTGAAACAAATGAACCAGTATTAAGAAGATATTTGTATCCTAACTTTAATAAGGATGAACAGTTAGATGGTAATCCTTATTTCCAGATGAATGGTGGTTGGTTGGCTAAAACTGTGGAGCATGAAGGTGGAACTAGATATAATTTCCAATTTGATGTTGAGGACAACATTGCGTACACATGTTATAAAGATAAGGGAGAAGAGACAAGTGAAGGTATAGAGGATAATCACCCAATATATAAGGAAACAATTAGAAACATTAAAAGGGTAGATAATATAGCTGAACTAATTTCAACTCCTATAACAAAACTCAAAGACGGAACAATATATTATGTTTCACATGTTGAGAAAGATGTTGCATTGATTAATAACCAAGTATATCCAATTAAATACGAATATAGTGGAGATAACACCAAACCATCTAGATACATACTACTTACCAAGAATAGTGAGTATATAAAGGTTGGTGATGACAGATTCTTTGATAAAGAGATATTTGTATATGATAAAACTGGAGAAAAGGTTCATTATGATGTTGCATCAAAGCCAGTAGGGTATGAGGTAAAAGCATATATTAAAAGTGATGATACATTCATATGTCAAGGCGATGAAGATGGATTCTACACAATAGACAGCTTCTGTATATTGGAGAATGCTTTGCCATCTGAAGGATTTACCAATTATTTCATTATTGACAATCCTTATTACTGCAATAGAATTGCAAACGTAAATGAGACTGAGGATTCAGATAATAATGGATGGAGAGCACTGAAGGAAACAGACCCAGAGTATATCAAGATAAATACCATAAGAAACTATTATGAAGGAAATAACCCTCATAATGGTAATATGGATTATGATAGCGGACATGAATATTTCACTTATTTCAAGAGATTGTTCAAGAATCCAATTGATGAAAGTTTGTTTGATGAGAGGTGCTATGAGAGTTTCTTCGTTGATTTGGATAATGAGATACAGAATATTGGTTTCAGCAACTTAATTGAAGATAATGAGCTAATTAGACAGTATACACCATTTATTTCTGCTGACACTAAGGTACATTACTTTGGTAGCTATTATAAGAGAACAGATACAGAAAGAACACTAGCTAAGAAATCAGACTGTAGCGATGGAGAGGTTAAATTCTATGATATTACTAAGTGTACTGATGTTAAGTTCTACGGAGAGGATAAGGAAAAAACTAAAGAACTTGGTAAAATGTATAAGTTCTTAAATAAAGACATCGAAGTTGACAGTTATATACTTTCAGATGACAAAAAGATTTTAGGTAAATCCTATCCTTATAGCGGTGTTACTGAGGTAGAATACAAATGCGGAGATAATACATATTCAGTCCCAGTAGATGAGGTTACAAATCAGATAATGAACAATAAGAGGCTTACCATTAAGTTTAACCTACACGAAAAATGGTATTCTGAGCAAGGTCAATGTGAACTCAAGTACTTGGATGATATTGTTATGAACTACCTAACACAAATGATTCCATCTACGACAATTGTAGATATTCAATACATTTCAAAAGATAAAAAATGATTAGTATTAACGGAATTAAGAATGAATATATTATAGATTTAAGTGAATCTGTTGATAGTAAATACGTATTATCAACAGATTCCAATGATTCTATTAATATATCTTATATATCTAATAGTGATGCTATATACGCATATATTTTTGAGAAAAATAATATTTCCATTGAGGTTGATAAGAAAAGGCTAACCAAAGAAGGTGTAATTATTTTAAAGGACTTGAGAAAAAATACATATAAAATAATATTGAAACCTGATTATGAATCATTTAGGGAACGTAACTATGTATTTAATTTAGGAAAACATTCTATTAGTGGGAAATCAATTACCTTTAACGTTGTTTCCAAAGAGAATGGTGTTAATGAACCTTGGTCAGTTTTGACTGATATGTCTCCAGTATCTTACAATGTAGATAAGAAGAAAACGAAAGTAACTTTAACATTAACAATGGAACTAGCAACAGAATATATGAGTACCGTTGTATTGAGGCAAGATAATAGTGGAAAAGAAATTAAAATAAAACTTAAACATGCTGATAGTAATTCAGTTGAATTAATAAAAGAAGCTGATTAACCTCAAAAGTTAATCAGCTTTTCTTTATCTTCATCAAAATCTTCAAGAGATTCTATCTCAATATCATATAATCCATATTCAGTCTTCAAATCAACAAATTCATGTGTCATATTCTCTATATCCCAAACCACAAAACCATGCTGAGAAACGGTTTCACCGAATGTCTGTTGAATTAGGGAACCAGGATATACGATGTCAACATCACCACGTTTAAGAACTTGTCGTTTATGAATATCCCCAGCCATTACACAAGTGCATCCATCAAACAGACTACCTTCAACTCCATTGTCAACTACTGTACCATTATTGAGTGAAGCACCAACAACCATTCCATGATAAAGGCCAATGACTGGTTTATCATATACCGTTAGGTCATTGAAGTTCGGTGGGTTATATCCACTGTATATAGAGTACAAGCACCACACAACGTTATCATCCTCAACAAAGCCGCTTTCATATCCTAGCATACTATCTAGGAATTTACAATCTTGGAAGTTTGCTGTGTCGAATAATGCTGTGAGTGTATCAGTTCTAGAGGTGTTGTTTACCAATAGGTCGTGATTTCCAGCAATAACAATAACGGTAGCAATCTCTTCCAATTGTCTTAGGAAGAAGCTGCTGAATGTCATAAGTTCGTTGGAAATATTATTCTTTTGATGAACAAGGTCGCCAGCGATAACAATTCTTACCTCTTCTCTTTCGTAATCTTTTGCGATTTCTTTACATTTTTCAACAAATCTTGTTAATTGTTCTGCATATTCACTAAGTCTTTGGAAATTCCTAATGTGAATATCTGAACAGTGTATTACACATTTAATCATTAAATTAAATCAAAATCTATTTCGTTATTTTCTTCGTCTTCTTTTGAAAGGTATATAGTACCATATTCTGTTTGATATTCTGAAATAATATCTTCACCATGATGACACCAAAATTCATCACCTTCTTTTGTTTCAGCCCATTCAAAAAGAAAACGGTCATAGAATATATCCTCTATTGTTTCGCAAGCAATTATGTTGCTGATATATTCTTGTTCTACTGCATTTTTCCAAAACAACTCACAGATACCCCTTTTAGCAAATAGCTCTGATACCTTAAATACCCATTTATCGTTATTCACGATGCTGTAATAAATACGGTATAACCCATTATTCAACAGATATATTTTAAGAGTATTAATACCTAATTTATAATCAGCATCTTTATTTAATCGTTTTCCTTTCATTTTGAGATTTGTTAAGTTTTGGGCAAATATATATAAAATATTGTTAAAAAGCAAATATTTATAGTAAAAATATTAAGTTATGGCAAGTTATAAGAAATTGAAGCCAATCGTCCTAAAGTGGGAGGGTGGTTATGCAGGTAACATTGATGGTATGATTTGTACCATGAAAGGTGTTACACTAGCAACGTTTAGAAAATATTTTGGTAAGTCAAAGACTTGTAAAGACTTACGCAATATCAGTGACGCTCAATGGGATACCATTTTCATTCAAGGATTTTGGAATCGTTGGAGTGGTGATGCAATAAAAAGTCAGTCTATCGCAAACCTTCTTGTTGATTGGGTTTGGGCTAGTGGAGTTTATGGCATCAAGTTCCCTCAGAGAGTTCTAGGTGTTAAAGACGATGGTGTTGTAGGACCTAGGACAATAGCTGCAATTAACAACTATCCAAATCAGAAGGAGTTGTTCCAGAAGCTTTGGAATAGGAGAAAAAAGCATTTTGAATCTATTGCGACTGGCGACAAGAAGAAGTTCTTGAAAGGTTGGTTACGAAGGCTCTCTGATTTTACTTATTTTGATTAAAAAAAAACTAGTACCATCCCTTGATTTTTTAATTTTATTCTTTATTTTTTAAATAAAATGGAAGAATATAAAAAAATTAATGGGTTCGATGGTTATATGGTGTCTAATTTTGGTAATATTAAATCATTAGAACGTGATGTCGTAAGACGAAGTAAACTTGGTAAAGAATTTGTTTATCATTTGGATGAGAAAATTTTGTCTAAAAAAATTGATAGCGATGGATATGAGTTAGTAAATTTATATAGAAATGGTAAACAAGAAACATTAAAAGTTCATAGATTAGTTGCAGAAGCTTTTATAGATAATCCTAATAATTTCCCAATTATTAATCATAAAGATTGTAATAGGAAAAATAATGTAGTTGACAATTTGGAATGGTGCGATTATTCATATAATAATTCTTATGGCGATGCTGGATATAAAAGAGCATTAAAAAAAGGTAAGCCATTAATTGCATATAAAGATGGAAAAGAAATAGGTAAATTTATTTCTTCATATGAGGCAGCTAAAATATTAAATTGTTCAAGCGGTAATATACGTTCTTATTTGAGAGGAAATAATAACATAAAAAGTGTGAAAGGATACACATTTAAGTGGATTGACTAATAATTTTTTAATTTTAAGGTAATATGCCTAGAATATATAGTGAAGATGATATTACATGGTCTTCTATTGAGAAATACATTCCGTATTCCAAAGTAGACTGGACTACAAATAAAAATGGTATATCGACTTATAAACTTTTCGATGAGGAAGGTAAGAGGATATACATTAGTGATTATATCGACAAAATTTATTAAATTGTGTTAAAAGTTGGGGTGATATTTGGTCACTCCAATTTTTTTTCGTATATTTGCATCACGAACAAAAAACATAAGACAATGATTGAAATTTTCGGAAGAAGACTAATGATTGTTGAGGGTGATACCTCAAACAACTGTCAGAAATGCGCTTTAAAGGATTTTTGTTATCCTTATAAGTACCCTATGCCTTGCAAGAATGCTAATGGTGAAGTAAACAGACACTTTGAATACTATAGAGAAAATGGCTAAGATTACATTAAACAACTCAATCTCAGTTACATTTGAAGGAGTCCTTTGCAACAGAATTGTATTCGTAACCGAGATTAACGTACTCAAAAGTGGCAAGGCTTCATTCGTGCGTAACAAGGAAGGTGAGAAATTCAACTACGAATTTCTCGATGATGAGTCAAAAGGAGTAATTGACATAATCGTGGAACGCAACAAGAAGTATCTTTAGTACAGATATACCTCTTTTATTTGCTGGGCATTCGCAAGATGTTCAGCAATTTTTTTATACCCACCCTCTTGATATAGTGATGATGGGTCATCTTTTTCACCTACTGGTATATACCTCACCTTATCATACAACCTACCATGATTCAATAGTTTGTATATCTCTTTAACCGTTCCGTATGCGTCACCATCAAGGAAGATATTAACCTTTGCATTAGCCTTTGTGATTATATCCCAATAAAGCTTGTAATCCTTGTCTAAAGCCTTTCCTAGCAGTGGTATGGAGTTAGGTACTACAATGTGGTCAAACGCACCCTCTACGAGCGTTATATCAGCATCCCACTGTATTCTATCCTCATTGAATATAATCTCTTTTTTCTCCGCTTTTGGATTTGAGTACTTTGTTCTCTCAAATTTAGGATTCTTAGGCAGATAGTCTCTACCAACCCAATAGTTAAGTTCTCCTATAGAGTTATATGAAGGTATAATAACCCTATAAGAGTATTTTTTCATTTTATCATCTTCCTCACGAAGTGTATAACCAATCTTGAACCTCTCTATAATATCCCATCCAAGTCCTCTGTCTTGTAAGTATTTAAGAGCA